TTGCATCCGCAATCAGCCTGCATCGTGCAGGAATAGCGTAGAAGTTCTACTGATATTCTACATATTCCGCTGATTATCAGTTGAGGCTCTGTAGTTCAACGGATAGAACAAGAATTTCCTAAACAGTAGTTCTATTTTAGGCTGTAGAATCTGGGGCTAAATAATATCCTTTTGGCTTTTCCTGTTATCGGAAAACCTGTAAGGCTCTGTAGTTCAACGGATAGAACGTGGGTTTCCTAAACCTAAAATATGGGTTCGATTCCCATCGGAGCTACTTTTTAAGCCTCTCCTGTGAAAAGGAGGGGCTTTTTATTTCAGCATATACAGCAAAAAATGGCTATATTTGCTGTGAAATGTTCTACAAATGTTCTACAGAAAGCTATATGACAACATTCAAGGCAGAAATATATGCCCACCAAAAGAAAACAGACGGAACGTATAATATCAAGATCCGTGTAACGCACAAGAGACGAAAAAAGTATCTTGCTACGATCTACTATGTGACAAAGGAGGATTTAACCAAGACTATGAGGCTGAAAAACCAGAAGTACATAGACGCAACGAATGACCTTATCAGAAAATACAGATCCATTTGTGATAGGATTGGTGAAAGGTTGCGATCCATGACGGTTGAACAGGTGGTAGATATTCTCCAGAATGATAACGGTGATAACTTCGATCTGGATATAGTGGCTTATGCCAGGTCGTATATACAAAAGCTGATAGACACTGGGCACTCTGGGAGCGCATACGTTTACAGGGTTGCGATAAACAGCCTGGTTCGGTTTGTCGGTCGGGAGAGCATAAGCATAAGGGAGATAACCGTGAGCTTTCTGGAGAGGTGGATTAAGTGGATTGGCGAACAGCCAAGCTGTAGCAAGTCTGGGCGTGCAATGAGCCTGTATGTGTCCCAGTTGAGGGCAATACACAACAGGGCTAAGAGGGAGTTCAATGATGAGGATGCTGGAATCATACGCATACCGTATTCTCCATTTAATAAGGTGGAGATCCCCAGGGTTCCTGTAGCTCGCAAGCGTGCCCTGTCTGTAGATTCACTACGTAAATTGTCGGAGCTTCCATATAAGAACATAATGCAACCAGGCATGAATAGGTATAATATGGCTAAGGACGTTTTTTTGCTTAGCTTCTGCCTGGTCGGAATGAACGGTGTTGATCTATACACCTGTTCGGACTGCAAAAAGGGACGTATCACATACCAGAGGACTAAGACGAAAAACAGGAGATCAGACAGAGCGGAAATTTCTATCAAGGTGGAGCCAGAGATTAAGGCTCTAATGGAGAAATACAAGGATCCCACTGGTGAGCGTGTCTTTTGCTTCCATAAGTATTATTCCAGCATGTGCGCATTTACCTCCGCTTTGAACTATGGGCTTAAAAAGATCGGTAAGGATATAGGGCTGGAGGATCTGGAGTTTTACGCTGCCAGGCATACCTGGGCTACCATTGCGCTTAATGATGCTGGGGTGGATAAGTACACGGTACATCTTTCCCTTAACCATGTGGACGAATCAATGAAAGTAACGGACGTGTATATTAAAAAGTCGTGGGAGCCGATAGATAAGGCGAACAGGAAAGTGCTGGATCTGGTTAAGCTGGATCTGTCTAATGTAGATGAGCCTGTTTACAGGAATTTGCCTAAGCAAAAAAAGGGTTTGCCTAAGCAAAACGGCGGAAAAGATTAATAATCAGATATATAGTTTTCCGCTTTTGCCTAAGCAAATTTTAATTTTGCCCAAGCAAAACAAATTCGGCTCTTTTTGCATCATTGCTGTTTTTCTGTTTTGCCTAAGCAAAAATCTGTAATTAACTGATAAACAGATATATTATTTATCGGTTTTGCCTAAGCAAAAAATTTGCCTAAGCAAAAGTTTCAGATTTTGCCTAAGCAAAAATATAAAACGCTGTAAACCAGGACTTTTAAAATGCCTGTTTTTGCCTAAGCAAAATATAATTTGCCTAAGCAAAATTTTATAAGTGGCTGATAACCAATAATCGGAAAACGTGATTTTGCCTAAGCAAAAGTTATAAGGTGGTATATATACTATATTATATATAGATAAATATTAAAGTATGAATGAGTATATGAAAGGGGTGTGGGGAAAACAAAAGAGCGATACTGTTTAGGTACCGCTCCTTATTCTACTTATCTGGATCAAACATTCTACCTCTGCCTGTAAGCAACCATCTTGCACTTACTCCGTAATCGGTAATCATCGGGCAAATCCATGAGACCTGGAACCAGCCTCTATTAAGGTCGTTCCGTTGAGCCATGAAATTACGCCTGTCTATCCCATTCTGGGAACAGTAGGTACTGATTCCTCTTATCCTCCCCATTGCTATAACAGCATCGAGGGAATCATAGAACCGTTGTATTACTTGTTGCGTAACTGGGGTATTCATAGATCGTGCTTAAATAATCTACATCGGATTTAAGTTTCTCCAGGCTATCAGTTGGCGTGCCACTGATCCTTGCTGCTGTAATAGCGTTTGCAATTCCTCTTTTCACTTCCAGGATCCTATCATCATTCACCTGGTGTTTTTTTACGTAATCGGTAAAGCTATCTCTATAGAGGTCTATTACCATTCTACTGTGATCTTCTGTCATATCAATACAATTTTCGTTTTTTTCCTAATACTATCCTACATCTGCACATATTACATTGCCTCCCTGCTGGGCACTCCCCTTTTTGAGCTGGGCTATCTCCGCTTCCAGTCTGCCTATTTGACGATTGAGTTTCTGTATCTCCTTATCCCTTTCCTCCAGCATTCCGTATGGGGCAATAAGTTTATCATTCATCATCTTTGCTATCTGCCTGGAAAAAGCATCTGCTCCAGCTATCATAAATTCCTCTGGTGTTACATCTTTAAGGATCGTTTCTGGTGGTGATCCTGGAGAATCCGTTTCGGTTATATAACCAGAAATATCACCATATTTCGACTGCAAAATAGCAATCATCGTTTCTGGAAGTTTCCTTTTTCCTGTCTCAACAGACGAAATAAAGGACTGATTACAGTCGAAAATGACTGTGAGATCAGCTTGCTTAATGTTCTTATCAAGTCTAAATCGCTTTAAATCAAATAGTTTCATATCGACAATAAATTTTTTATTAAAATATCACGTAATTATTTGGTGATATTACCAAAATATTGATTATATTTGCAACGTGATAAGATTTATTACATGGCAAATATACTAAAAATGTGTTTGTCAAACACTGATTTACCGAGTAAAAAATGGAAAAATGTAGGTTCAGAATGATTTATGACGCTTTGCCAGCCAAAGCTCCAGTCGCACCAAAGACAGCCTTTGTGCGAGAAATGGCAGACCTATGCAAGGTCTCTGAAAAAACAGTCCGCTGCTGGCTGGCTGGCACTCAGAAGCCAGACAGACTACGTACTTCTCTTATTGCTCAGAAATTGGGCGTTTCAGAAAATGAATTGTTTAACAATTAAAAATGCAACACTATGAGATCGGAAACATTGATCAACTTGATCCAGATGGCTGTAAGTGCCATTCTTGGAATCGCTTCCCTGCTTGGGGTAATCTTAGCTGGAGCCTGGTGGCATTTGTTCACGGCTGCTGCTTGTTTCTTATTAGCCAGAATGTTCTACACGGATGATGCGTATGGCGTTGAGAGTGTAAAATCCTACTTGCAAAGCAAAAGGAGGAAGTAATGGCTATCATCTTAGAACTTTGGGAACTGAAAAACATCTGTATGGAGATGGCAAGCCTGGGAGCTGCCAACTACGTGAAACAGACTAAGCCAGCGGATGATCTTATCTCTCAGAGAGAGGCTTACAGGCTTTTCCAGGAGGTTAGGGTTAGGCGTTGGGTTAGGGACGGTGTTGTATCTGGCGTAAGGGCTGGAAGTGCCACAAGGTCTAAGATCCTGTATTCAAAAGCCGAATTAATGGCTGTAGATAAATCTGAGAAAATCAATTCTTTAATTAACAAGTAGTAGTAATATGAACAAAATTGTATTGAAAAGCCTTACCCTTACCAACTTTAAGGGTATAAGGAGCCTGGATCTCCAGTTCTCCGAACAAGGTTCTGTTGTCTCTGGAGAGAACGGCACTGGAAAGACTACTGTATTTGATGCCTTTACCTGGTTGCTCTTTGGTAAAGACAGTACGGGACGTTCAGACGCAAATTTCAACATTAAAACTCTGGATGCAGACGGAAAGCCCATTCTTAAACTGGAACACTCTGTATCTGCTGTGTTAGATGTTGATGGACGCACAATTAAGCTCCAGAGAAGCTATGTTGAGAAGTGGGTAAAACCACGTGGTACCACTGAGGAAACTCTTAAAAACCATGAGACTGAGTTTTATATCAATGATGTTAAACTCAGCACTAAGCGTGAATACGAGGCAGAGATTAACTCAATCATGCCAGAAGATGTATTCAGAATGGTTACTAATCCTTTCTATTTCACCTCACTAAAACCAGAGGTGCAAAAGCAAATGCTGTTTGATATGGCTGGCAATGTTACGGATGATGAGGTAGCTTCAATTAAGCCAGAATATATAGAGCTGCTTGCACAACTCTCTGGCAGATCCCTGGCTCAGTATGCTAAGGAGGTAGCCGCAAAGAAGAAAGCCTGTAAGGATGAGCTTGCTGTGATTCCGAGCCAGATAGACACTGCAAACCGTTTGCGCCCTGCTGAGGATGATTGGGTGGCTCTGGATGCAGAGTTGCAGAGCAAACAGAATCGCATAGCTGAGATTGATGCCCAGATTGCCGATCGTTCTAAGGTGAATGAAGCAGAGTATGAGCGTAAATCTTCTATCCAGAAAGAAATTGGAGAGAAGAAAATGGCTATCGTGAAGCGAGAAAGCGAGATTAGCGCACAAGCTCAGAGCGGTATGAATGAGGCTACAATGAAATTGCGTGAACTGGAATACAAGCTAAGAGAAGCGAACACTAAAATCCAGAACAGGAAGCAAACGCTGGCTAATGTGGAAAGCTATATCTCCAAACTGGATCACGAAATGGATGCCCTCAGAGGCAAATACCGTGAAGTGAATGCCCTGGCTATTCAGTACCCAGAGGGTGCTTTTGTATGCCCAACCTGTAAGCGTGCTCTGGACGTTGAGGATATTGAGGCTAAACAGGCAGAGTTACAGGCTAATTTCAACCAGGACAAAGCCAGTAAGCTGAAAGTTATTCAGTCGCAAGGCAAATCAAAGGGTGCCGAAAGGGAGAACTACTCAAACCAGCGTTTAGCGTTGCATTCCGAGATAGCAGACCTGGAGGCTGAACTGGATGCACTCACAGCCCAGGTGGAAAACCAAAGAAAGAGTATTCCAGAAGCTCCCAATGTTGAACAGCTCCAAGCGAGCGATCAGAATCTTATAGATCTGAAAAATCAGATTGTGGAACTGGAAAACCAGCTCAAAATGGATGCAAAGACGGTTGATGTGTCGGACTTGAAAGAGGCAAAGCGCATTCTATCCGATTCCGTGAAAGAACTGAATAAACGTCTGGCAAACCGCCTCCAGATAGAGCGTGTGGATAAGGAGATAGCAGACCTGGAGGAGAAGCGCATAGCGAACAATCAAAAGCTGGCAGACCTGGAGAAGTGGGAGTTCACGGCTATATCATTCCAGAAAGATAAAGATGCAAAGCTCCTGGAACGTATCAATGGGCTGTTTTCTATCGTCTCTTTCTCTTTCGTAGCCGATCAGCTAAACGGTGGAGAACGTCTTACATGTGTTTGCACCGTGAATGGCACTCCTTATCCAGATGTAAACCAGGCTGGAAAGGTAAACGCTGGACTGGATATAATCAATGCCATTTGCAAGGCACGTGGTTTCAGTGCTCCTATCTTCATTGATAACAGAGAGAGTGTGAATGAGATTATTCCTACAATCTCACAAGTAATCAACCTCTGTGTAAGCAGAGACAAATCATTAATCATTAAATAACTATGGCACAACAAGCAACTACAGCAGTTCAGACTGCAAACAGTTCCACTCAACAGGTGGCAAAGGCTCCTAAGAAAGTGGATATTCTGAAAAGTATAATGAATGCTGACAGCGTACAGGAACAGTTCAAGAATGCCCTGGGCAAGAACGCTGGCACATTCGTAGCCTCTGTGATTGATCTGTATAACTCTGATTCAGCTCTCCAGGAGTGTGAGCCTAAACAGGTTGTGATGGAGGCTTTGAAAGCCGCTGTTCTCCATTTGCCGATCAACAAGGCTCTGGGCTATGCTTATGTAATCCCCTACAAGAATACAAAGAAAGATTCAACTGGCAGATTCGTGAAAGTCTATGAGCCTTCTTTCCAAATGGGCTATAAGGGCTATGTCCAGTTGGCGATGCGAACAGGGCAATACAGAACGATCAATGCGGATGCCGTGTATGAGGGTGAGCTGAGAAAGGTAAACAAGCTCTCTGGAGAGATTGCTTTTGACGGAGAAAAGAAGTCGGATAAGGTGGTAGGTTATTTCTGCTACTTCGAGCTTCTTAATGGGTTCAGCAAAACGCTGTATATGACAGTTGAACAAATGGCTATCCACGCCAAGAGATACAGCAAGGGGCTTGTTAAGTACGATACCAACGGAAACAAGGTAGATGTTACGGTGGAAAGCCTGGTGAGCCTTGCGGATCTCCCTATGGCTCCAGACAGCAAAACAGTTGGCTGGCTGGGCAACTTTCACGGAATGGCGATTAAGACAGTGATCCGTAATTTACTCAGTAAATACGGCTATCTATCTATAGAGTTGCAGAATGCCATTACGAATGATGCGGATGGTGATGATGTCGCTGAGGTACGTGATAACATGATCCAGGGTTCCCAGGTTCAGACTTTGAACATGGAGGATGCCGATTATGAGGAAGTAGGCGGCAATAAGGAGAGTGATGTAGATCCAGGTTTCTAAAATCTCGTTGTGTATGGACTTGAAAGTATTAGGTAGTTCCTCCAGTGGCAACTGTTACATTCTGGATAACGGAAATGAGGCTCTGATAATAGAGGCTGGCATTCGTTTCCAGGAGGTAAAGAAAGCACTCGGTTTCAACCTCCGTAAGGTTGTCGGATGCCTAATTACACACCAGCACAACGATCACGCTAAGTACATTAAGGCAATGGTGGATAGTGGCTTTTATACGCTGGCACTCCCAGAGGTATGGGCTGCAAAAGAGTTGAATGGCTCCCGTGCCATACACGTTAAGCCAGGCAAGGGCTATAAACTTGGTGGCTTTCGGGTAATGCCATTCAACGCCTGCCATGATGTGCCTTGTGTAGGCTATCTGATAGATCACGCTTCATGTGGAAAGCTGATGTTCCTAACTGATTCATTCATGTGTGAATACAGCTTTAACGGTTTGAACACTGTGATGGTAGAGTGTAATTATTCTGATAGGAAGCTCATAGAGGCGATTAAGTTAGGTCGTACCCTCCCCTCTCAGAGAGAGCGACTAATGACAAGCCACATGGAGCTTAATACGTGCCTGGAGTTTCTTTCAGCAAACGATCTTACCAATGTGACAAACATAGTGCTGTTGCACCTTTCGGAGAATAACAGCGATGAGCCACACTTCATATCTGAGGTGGAGCGTGCCACTGGCAAGGTCGTATATGCTGCCAGACCAGGATTAGAAATTAACATAGATCGGATATAGGTATGTCTAAGGTTCTGGTTAAAAAGATCAATGGGCTGTTTGATTTGAAGCCTCTGTATGATTACCTGTCTAATGCCTGTGATGGCATTTACAGGATTGACGTGAGGAGGATAAGAAAACCACGCTCCAACGATCAGAACGGATGGCTTTGGGGCTGTATATACCCTATGTTGCTGGAGGCTCTGCTGGATGCTGGCTGGGAGTTCGTGAGTGTTGAACAGGTACACGAATTTTTCAAGGCTCAAATGACAGCGGATAAGGTAGTGAATAAGCATACAGGGGAAATCATAGAGTTTCCTGGTTCAACGGCAACTATGGACACTGTAACTTTCTCTACCTATTGCGAAAAGCTAAGGGAGTATGCCAGGGAGTTTCTGAATGTTGAGATACCAGATCCAGATCGCTATTGGAAATGTAGCAATGAAAAGAATACCTAATGCCGTTGTTTCTGAGCTGATACGCCTTGTGCCTGTATTGATAGAGAATATTCCTCCAGGGCAAAGCCTAAGAGTTCAGAACGCAATAAGAATAACAAAGAAGTTAATCACCAAATTAAAAACATTGAAAGATGAAAACGATTGAAGTAACTGAGAAAGAAGTAAAAGCCGCTTTTGATGTGGCTAAGAGTAAGGAGATTAAGGATGTCCTGGCTGCTCTTTTCTGCAAGAAAGAAAAGCCAAACCTGGATAACTATAAATCCATTAAGAGTTATGAGGATGCTTGTGAGGCATTGGATATAACTCCGATCCTGTCTGAGGACAAGGAAAAAGCTCTTTGCGCTAAGTTCCCAGACCACTACGATTTTAGGCAGAACATGCCTAAACATATAGTGGCACTTATGAAGCTGGAAACAATAAGCCGTGCCCTTTGGGGTAAGAACTTCCAGCCTATGCCAGATGCAGAGGGTAAGAGTACCTACTGGTTCCCGTGGTTTGCCCTTTATACCAAAGGAGAGATTGAATCCATGAATAAAGAACAGAGGGGTGCCCTCCTGTCTGCTAATGCGCATATTGGGGCGGCTGCGGGGTTCGGCTTTCTGAATACGGGTGTTCGCTCCTCGTCTGCGAATGCGAGCATTGGGTTCCGCTTGTGCCAGGAAACGGATGAAAAGGCTGCATATTTCGGCAGACAGTTTATAAAGCTGTGGGCTGAATACCTGGCGCTCAATTTCACTACTGGAGATCACTTAGAGATTTAATAACATATTCATTAACTAAAAACATTGTCGTATGAAAGAGATTATGTTAGCTGATACTCCAGTGGAGGAAAGAGAACAAATCCTGCGTGATAGCTGCGATCAGATTGTAGAGAGAAGCTACACAAGGAAGTTTGACCAGATGGAGATCAACGATCGTAGGGCTGACCTGGCTAATGTCACTATCCAGATAGCCGATTTGGAGCAAGAGCTGGCAGAGATACGTGCCGAGTTCAAGGGCAAGATTAAGCCTTTGTGTGAGCGTGTATGCAAGATTCGTGATGAGCTTAAAGCTGGAGGCGAATGGATGAAAGGCGATTGCTTTAAAATCGTGGATGAGGATGAGGGCATGGTAGGCTTCTACTCTCCAGAGGGGTATCTGCTGGAACAACGTCCAATGACGCAAGAAGAAAGACAGCGCAATGTGTTCCGTGCATTGCGTAAAACAGGAACGGATAATCTTTAACTTTTAAAATTTTCAGAAAATGGATGAAAATCAGAATGGTTTGGTAGTGAACATTGAAAACTACACTGGCGAGAAGCCGATCGAGATTGTGTACAGACTGGGTGAGGCAGCGAAAGCAAAGGAGGAACTTGCTACTAAGGCTCCCATTAAGGTGAATGTGTCTGGAGTGATTACAACGCCTTTTGACTGGTTGGAAAAGCGCATTGACACCGTGAATCAGAAGCGTGCAAATATCCTCGTGGATCGTGAGGCTATGACTATCACCCTCACAACCAATGAGGATGATGAGTACACCACTGGCAAGATTAAGGGTGCTGTTGAGTTCTCAGAGATCTTTGAAAGGTTCGGTATCAACGATTGCGAAAAGGGCTGGATCCCTGCCAAACTGGGGCAATTCCTCAGATTAAACCGTGTGGTGTTTGAGGATAAGGAAAAGTGCATGACGCTTGTATCGAAGTTGAAGAACTTCACTGCAAAGGTGAATGCCGAGATCCAGAAGATGCGTGATTCCTCTGGCAGCACGGCTGATGTGTACCGCCAGACTGTTGAGAGTTCCTTGGATAATAGCTTTACTGTGCGTATGCCGATTTTCAAGGGTACGGAGCCTCAGAACATAGAGGTGGAGTTTGACAACTACGTTATGAACGGAGAAGTGATGCTCCAGCTCGTTTCTCCTGGTGCAAACGAAGTGGCAGAGAGCTACAAAAACAAGTGCCTGGATGATGTGCTGGCTAAAATCCGCAATATCGCTCCAGATATAGCAATTCTTGAAGTGTAAGCCACAAAAAGGTGGGAGTGGGCAGTAATGCCTCTCCCACATAAAAAGTTCCAATATGGCGAAAAAAAAGAGTATTCCAGCTATGCCCTTTAAGACGTATGATTGGCTAAGGATGCCAAACGTGAGGGCACTGCCTCCAGATGTAAGGGGGCTTCTGGTGGATATGCTCTGCTATATGTGGGAGGGCGTGGAGCGTGGAGTGATGGATAAACCGAACGGAGAAATATACACCAGGGAGGAGATAGTTCGCCTGGTAGGTGTAGATGGTTCTGGCAGTGATGCCTGGCTGGATAGCCTTGTAGATAGGGGATTGCTTGCGATCCGTGATGATGGGGCTTATTTCAGTAGGAGAATGGTAAGAGGTGAGGCAATAAGAGCCGTAAGGCGTTTGGCTGGCATTAAGGGTGGGAATGCAACGAAAGCAAAGGCTTCCGCTGTTCCACCAGCTCCAGCCGTTGCACCGCCTCCAGATCCAGAACAGGCAGATCTATTTCCACCAGAGGCACCACCGCCACAAACTCCAGAGCAAAAGGCAGCAGCGGAAAAGAAGAAGAAATACAAATATGCTGAGTATGTAACTCTTACACGTGATGAGTATGCCAAACTGTGTGATGAGTATGGTGAGGAGCCAGCAAAAGCCATGATAGATATACTCAATAACTACAAGGGTTCAAGAGGCAGAAAGTATAAATCCGATTATCTGACAATAAGAGGATGGGTTAAAGATAAGTATTTTGAAAGTTTACAAAAGTATGGAGATCAACGGACAACCTATAACAGAGGATCTGGCACTGAAAATAATAAAGCAGTACCAGGACAACCGCTACAAACTGACAAAGGAACAGGCGTTAGCGGAGATACAGAGACATCGAAGAATTACTCTGAGAGGTTTTAGATACAACCTGGAGGATCCAGATGAGTACAGTATCCATTCGGCTATGATTTGCCAAATGGGAGATAGTCTTATGCTGAGGGAGTTTTCCTCATTCCAGGTTGATGAGTATAACAGGGACGTGCTAAAGTTCCTCATGTACTACTTCAACGGCTGCAAACTGGCTGAGAGCGTGTTTCCGAATGAGAACTATAAGATCCATAAGAATCTGCTTCTTATCGGAGAGCCAGGAACAGGAAAGACAATGATCATGCAGATTTTCTCTGATTACCTCAGAGCCACAAAGAATGAGAACGCTTTCCAGAATATCAGTGCCACACAGCTAATGAACTATTACAAGGTGAACGGACACATTGATAAGTACACGTTCAATGAAACAGCCGATCCGAGGGCTTCTGAGGGTTCGCCATTCAATGTTTGCCTTAACGATCTGGGGCTTATGACTGAAAACCAAAAAAGCTATGGAACAGCACTAACCCAGGTTACTGATGAGTTCCTTTTCGCCAGGTACGAGATATACCAGCAATTCGGCAAGCGGTATCACATTACCAGCAACCTCTCTGTAAAAGACCTTAAAGAAAGGTTTGAAGGTCGTTTGGTGGATAGATTCAAATCATTCAATGTAATAGAGCTGCGAGGAGGCAGTAGAAGAAAATGAACACAAGTTTTGAACGTAGTACCAACGCTACAGATGAATGGTACACGCCTAAAGAGATCGTAGATGCCTGTGGAAAGTTTGAGTTGGATCCATGTGCTCCAGAACACAGATTATGGGACACCGCCACAAGGCATATAACGGCTTCTGAGAACGGTTTAGCGCAAAATTGGGGGGGGCAAAGGGTGTGGCTTAATCCTCCTTATTCACGCCCTCTTATTGAGCGTTTTGTGGCTAAAATGGTAGAGAACAACAACGGTATAGCTTTACTCTTTAACAGGTGTGATAGCAAGATGTTCCAGGACGTGATATTTCCTCATGCAACAGCAATCCTGTTTGTCCGAGGGCGGATCAAGTTCTACAGACAGGACGGAACACAGGGAGATAGCCCTGGCTGTGGAAGTGTTCTAATCTCCTTTGGGGCTGGCAATGCTGAGGCACTGGAGAAAAGCAATATACCAGGTAAATTCATACGATTAAAATAAGAATTATGCAACAGATTTCAGATTGGAATAAATTAAGAGATACGGCACATGGCAATGCCGTTGAACATGGATTCTGGGAGGATAATCCCAGTGATCAGCATTTCCTCTGCTTGGTTATTTCTGAGCTTATGGAGGCTGTAGAGGCTGACAGGAAAAGTAGGCGTGCAAATGTGGAGTGGTTCAACAAAAGAATGAAAACCAGCCGTATTTGCCTGGGTCTGGATCCAGACATACCCAAAGAAAAAGGTTTTGAGGTTACGTTTAACGAGACTATCAAAGATACTATTGAGGATGAGCTGGCAGATGCCATAATAAGGATCATGGATCTTGCTGGAGCCAGAAACATAAACATGAATGTGAAAGATGATATTTACCCTATGTTCAAACAGGGTAAGAGTTCGTTCACTGAGGACATATATCAGATCGTTCAACAGCTTGTGAGGGATGATAACCCTCTGGAGGTTTCTTTGAATATGTGTAGAATGATGATATGCAAACTGGCATACTTCAAAGAGATAGATATAATCTGGCATATCGAAACAAAGATGAAGTATAACGAGTGTAGGGAGAAACTACACGGAAAGAAATACTGATTATGAGACAGACAGTAGATAAAAAGAAAGTGATACTTACCCTCTGTAAGGTTTTCCCAGCCACACACTCAAAGGCTGGGGAGCCTACAGGCTTTGAGCAAAAGCTGAAAGCAAAGGAGAAGATCCACACAATACGCTACAACGCCAAAAACGTGTGGACTGGTCGTTACAATGATATTTACTTTGGCAGGAAATACCTCTCTGTAAGGGAGTGGACTGGCAGACCGTACAACTCAGAACAGAGGGAGTTTGCCAGGTATGACAGGATAGGGCTGCAAAATATAACAATGACGTATAGCAGTTCCGATCCAGTTCCGCAAGCCTGGGTGGACGGTAAGGAGATTCCTGTAGAGATCCTGGCTAAGAATGACGGTCTATCTCTGGAGGAATTTATAGAGTGGTTCTTTGGTGGTACAAAGAGCAATGTGTTTGAGGGTGTGATTATTCATTTTACGGATTATAGATATGGGAGTAATATGATTAGATGAGTAACAAACATTGTAGTATTTGAGATATGGAAATAAAAGGAAAAGTGCATTGCTTTTTTGAACAATCTGGAACTTTCAAAAACGAGTTTATTAAGCTGGGGATAATGGCTGAGGATTATGACATTCAAAACAACTTTGGTGAGACTGATCACACAAATGATTTGTTTTTGGAAATAGAGAATGCGTATGATGGTAATCCGAGTATTTTCGATTTAATAAGCGAGGACGATCTTGTGCTGGCTTTCTTCCCGTGTATATATTTTTGCGCTTTAAGTCAAATGGCATTTAGTTTCGGATATACTAATTATCGCAAACTGAGCACTAAGGAGAAAACAGATAAGATCTTGGAAAGGTCTGGAAATAGAGAATTGTTCTTTAGGCTATGCGTTAAGATGGTATCTGTTGCTATTCAACGGAATATACGTCTTATTCTTGAAAATCCGTGGGCAGAACAGACTTTCTTAAAGTCAAACTTTATTACCCCCCCCACATTCGTAGATGAGAATAGGATGAGGAGAGGAGATTATTTTGTAAAGCCTACGGCATATTGGTTTTTCAACTGTGAGCCTACAAATGGATTCTCATATCAATTTGATAAGGTTCGCACGAAAAAGACAATTCTATCAAGCAAGCAAGGAGCAAAGGCTGGCTTATGTAGTGAAGAAAGATCTATGATAAGCAGTGATTATGCGAGAAATTTTATATGTGATTTTATTATAGGAAAACAACAAATACATTCACAGTTATCATTATTTGAATAATATGGAAACCAATGCAACAAAGAGAACTGATATATTCTTGATTGATCCACGCAACATAGTGGTGATGGAGAATTTCAATGTTCGTAGAGATTTTGATCTGGAGGAACTGAAAGAACAGATCAAGGCTAAGGGTGTGCTTAACCCTATTACTGTTATCCCATTCAAAGAGGATGGTGTTGAGAAATACAAGCTGGTGGACGGTGAAAGACGTTACAGGGCTGTTATGATAGCTATCCAGGAGGGTGCTGATATTCCTTTTGTCAAAGCCCTCAAAGCTCCAAAGGATTCCACTACAGAGGATCTGTATATAGAACAGATGATGCGCAACGAGGGAAAGCGTTTTACCGAGTACGAATGTGCAATTATGTTCAGACGGTTTAAGGAGGAGTTTGGCTACAGCCAGATAGAGATTGCCGACAAATTCAAGAAATCGCCAGCATTCATAAGCAAATGCCTTTCTCTCCTGGATCTGCCTCCGTACCTACAGGATAAGATTGTAAAAGGTGAATTGTCGGTTAAGGCTGCCAGGGAGATAGCTGCCAGTTACACCAGCGAGAAAGACCAGGTGAGGGCTGCAAAGACAGCCGTACAGTCTGCTATGGAACAGGGAAAGGCAACAGCTACCAACAAGGAGGTACTAAGCTCCCTCAAAGATCAGAAAGAGGCAAAGGCTATCTCTGAGGCTCTGAGGAAAGTGTGGGCTTACCTGGACGGTGACAGCATGGTAGATGTGGATAAGCTGGCTAACCTCCTGGATCGTACAGAGAGCCTAAGCAAGGCAATGAGAGAGTACAAGAAAGGAGGATGATATGGCATGGGTGATCGCTATTTTAATAATAGATATTCTGGCTGTTCTGACAGTTATAGGATCTGGCAACAAGGAGGATTGAGACATGAAAACACTGATTTTTGATGTGATGCTAAACGGTCGTTTCGTTTGCACGCTGAAATACAAGTATTGCCCTCTTTTCCCTCTGGAAGAAAAGGAATTGCATGATTTCGTAGTGAGCAAACGCCCGACACTGAGGAACAAACCATTTAATATAGCATTTTGATATGGGTACGATAAGCATAAATGTTACTCCAAAATGTGATAATCCTCCGAAAGCGAGATTACCACGGAAATTGAAAAAGGACATTATCAAAGTGGCTGGTAGGGATGCCTACAAGCGGATGATAAATAGCATACAGGATTTCTATAACCAGTTCGGATATAGAAAATTCTCTTTCAGAAGAAAGTAACTTAATATAAACGATATGAAACTTTTATTTTTTGACCTTGAAACAACAGGAACGCTTGTAAACAAGCATGGTATTCACCAGATAAGCGGTGAGATAGTGATAGACGGTGAAGTTAAGGAGCAGTTTAACTTCCATGTGCAACCCAATCCGAAAGCCCAGATAGAACAGGAGGCTTTGAATGTGGCAGGCGTGACGGTTGAGCAAATTATGGCTTACCCTCCAATGGGTGAAGTGTATGCCCAGTTCGTTGCGATGATGGGCAAGTACGTGGATCGGTTCAACAAGAAAGATAAGTTTTTCCTGGTTGGGTATAACAATGCCAGCTTTGATAATCAGTTCTTGCGTGCCTGGTTCCTCCAGAACGGAGATAAGTATTTCGGTTCCTGGTTCTGGAGCAATTCTATTGATGTGATGGTTCTGGCTACTCCCTACCTGGCTGCAAAGCGTGGGGAAATGGAGAATTTCAAGCAGGGTACTGTAGCTAAGACACTGGGGATCCAGGTGGATGATTCCAGGCTACATGATGCCCTCTATGACATAGAGATCTGTAAGTCTATCTATGATATTGTATCACCTTATAAGCTGTAGTTATGGCTAAGAAGAAAGTTAAGGCGTATGATCCTATTCCAGATGATTTGCTGGAAATACAGGATGAGTACATACAGCTATCTGGTGAGATTGAGAAGATGGAGGAGCGAAAGAATCTTCTACAGAACAGGATGCTGGAGCTGATGCAATCGCATGATCTGAAAAAGGCTGAGAATGCCAAGATCCGCATATCGTACATTGCTCCCTCAGTACGAAAGAGCTTTGATAAGGTGAAGTTCCAGGAGGAGAATGAGGATCTGTATAACAGGTACATTGTGAACACCGAAACCAAAGCATCCATACGAGTAACCATAAAGAAGCTGGATGATGAGGCATAAAACGAAGTATTTATAACTTAAAAGATAAGAAATGGAAACAAGTAAATTGAACAGAGAGATCACACAGGAGAATGTGGATCGTTTGAATGATGAGTACAAAGCTAAGCTCCAGGCAAAGCTGGATGAGGCTAATTTACGTCTGGGGAAAGTGGTATATCCCGAATACTGGCAGAAGCGCAAAAAACGTTTATCGGCTGGTTTTACTAAGATGATTGTAGATACTGCAGAACGGAAATATGAGGCTGTGGATGATTATGGAGTTTACAAGCCAGGTACATTCTTGCATAAAGCTGCCATTGTGTCGGTAACGAAAGAGGATAACCTTTGGAGCTTGCATATTGTCAGTGAACAGCCGATTACGCTGCCTATCATTACCGAGGTGAGATACAAGTATTTGCCAAATGATCTGATGATGGCAATGATTTTCGGAAACAGAGAGGAGAATAGATCTCTAAAGGGCGTTGTTTTGTACCAGATACCGAACAATCATACGGAGGATGCCGAATGATCTACATAGGGATAGATACAGGAGTAAATACAGGGATCGCTATATGGGATAACCGCAAGCGATCCCTGGAAATGGTAGAATCCACTGAGATACATAAGGCAATGAAAACCGTTTCTTATTATGTTGGGTTGCAAAACTCTGGCATTGGTGATAAGGTGGTGGTTCGTGTCGAGGATCCGAGACAGCGAAACTGGTTCGGAACAGAGCGGATGAGCAGGGATGAGGAGCGAAAGAGATTACAGGGTGTAGGCTCTGTTAAACGTGATGCCTCTATCTGGGATGCCTATCTGAAAGATCTGGGTTGTGAGTATGAAATGGTTGCTCCAAAGAGGAACATAACGAAGATGACGCACGAAAGGTTTAAGGCTCTGACAGGGTGGAAAGCCAGGACAAACGAACATGGACGTGATGCCGCAATGCTTGTTTTTGGTTTTTAGCCGTTTAAGCTCGTTTTTTTTAAGTCAAAGTGTGTTTGACAAACACATATTTGTTATCTTTGCATTATTAACCAAGTAAATTAATGATTATGGGATTTGTAGTATTTGCCGTTGTTATGGCTTTGGCTCTTTTGTTCTGCCTGTGTGGTGGACGTGAAACGATCGGGGATTGCATTATCAAGCTATTCCCAAAGGCACCAACCAAGAAAGGGGACAGTGTAAATGTGTTCCTGGATGGTTCTTTTAACCGTACCGCTATCGTTTCTGGCATTACCCAGGATAAGGTTATGCTGTATGACAACAAGGTATCTCTGCCTTTGTCGTACAGAGGTCGTTTCTATGGTGTCGGTGTTGATTCCAATGATGGTAGCAAGCTGGTTTATGTGGCAAACAGGAAACACTATAGGTTTGTCCGTGTGGCTGAGCTGATCCGAAAGACATTCAACGTAATGGATGATGCTGATAACCTGGTAGCCGAAGAAACCCAGGAGGAACAGCAGATCAAGGAGGGCACAACAAGCGAGGAGGAAGCTGATAATGAAGTGTAGCGAGCTTACATACAGAAAGCCCTCTGAGATAACGCTTCTATCCAATAATCCCAGAAAGATAACCAAACAGGACTTTGATCGCCTGGTTGATTCGATTAAGATTAACGGATTCTGGAAGCATCGCCCTCTTGCTCTCATTGAGCGAGAGGGTAAGCTGGTTGTTTTGTGTGGAAACCAGAGGCTAAAGGCTGCAAAAAAGCTGAAACTCTCAGAGGTGCCTACTGTGGTGTATTCCGAGCTTACTCCAGATGAGGAAAAGGATCTTATTGCCAGGGACAACATTAATAACGGTGACTGGGATTTTGATGCCTTAAAGGTTGATAGTTATTGGGCTGGTGTTGATTTTGATTTCATGGGGCTATCGGTTCCAGAAGATGAGGAAAAGCCCAAGAAAGGAAAGAAAAAACAGGATGCTCCAGATGATGATGAGGAGGATCCGAAAGATGAGAATGCTGGTGATGATGCAGAGGACAGGGAAAAGGAGGATTTCTACAGATCCATGTTTAAGGACGTTCTGTATGAGAGCGACAACATATTTGAGATTCCTAACCTGTTGCTGGAAATGCAAGCTGGCAAAGTTGAGCTGCCATTATCTCCCTGGGGAGCTAACAGCCGACTGAGAAAGGACGTTGCGACATATCATTTCTACGTGGATGATTACAGGTTTGAGGCTCTTTTCAAGGATCCTATAAAGCTGCTTGTGAGTGGATGCAAAGCCGTTGTAGAGCCTAACTGTAGCTGCCATGATCAAACTCCTATAGCCTGGGGCATTCAGCTTATATACAAAAAACGCTGGCTCTCCAGGTATCTACAGGAATGTGGTATTAAGGTGTATGCCGATCTTAACGTATCGCACAAATTCATAGAGTACAATAAAATGGGGATTCCAAAGGGATATAACGCTTTCTTTACCCGTGGGCTGGATGGGTGGATGGAGAGCCTTAAATCCGATCTCCAGGTAGCCCAAGAAATAAGCGGACTGGAAAAGCCAAACCTTATTGTTTACGGAGGTGGCGAGGAAATACAGGAGTTTTGCCGAAAGAAAGGGCTTTTGTATATAACCGATTTTATTAACGCAAAAAAGAAGTAGCAATTATGGGAAGAAATTCAAGCGGTACACGTGGAGGATTACAGCCAGGTGATAGCAATTTTAAGGGGAAAATCTCCGATATTGAGCCTCTTGTGAACATGAAAGATCCGCAAGTGTATAAGGCAACAAAGGAGGCTATTTCTCGTTACCATTCTGTTATGGGTGTAAGGCAGAGGACTGTGAAGCTGGCAACTATGAGTGAGGGTACGTTTGGTGTGCATGTTACAGCAAACGGAAAATCTGAGGCTGTTTATCTGAACAAAAAGGTATTCAACCAGAAACAGAACAAGATAGTTGCTCAGAAGAAGAAAGCCTATAGCTCTGGTTGGGCTACAAAGACGAATAAGCCTATTGCCCACACTGTAACACATGAGCTTGCACATGCAACATGGAACAGCCATTTAACCAATAGCAATGCTAAGGCTGCTGGCAAGGAGATCCAGAAACTCTATACTCAGTGGTCTAAGGATAAGAAGAAAACAGGCTATGGAGCTTATTCAAAGACGAATGTAAACGAGTTCTGGGCTGAGACTGTCACAAAGGCAGTTCACGGCAAAGCCGATAAGTACACGAGGGCTGCAAAATCAATCGCTAAGAAGTATAAACTATAATATAATCGTACCTTTGCTGGTACACTAATTTAAAGAAAGCTATATGAACAAAATTGAATTGTCTGCTGATGAGATCAAGGTGATCAAACAGCAACTTAACGGAGAAATTGAGGTATGGAGCGCAACTGAGGAACAGCAACAGCTCCTTACTGGAGTGATTGATAAAGCTGAGGCTTTGGTAGAGGAGCTGGATGCCTATGAGGAAATGGGTGGAGATATGATCCAGTGGTACTGGAACAAATACAAGCTCCAGGAGAATATAACAGAGTAATTAACCAGGTAAAAGGGATCGGGTATGTGTGTACCCGATTTTCTTTGCCTTTGAAGTGTGTTTGACAAACACACCTATAAACTACGAGGAAACAACGGATGGCACTCTTTCAGAAAGGGAACAAAAACGGAAACAGATTCACTTCCGATAACCAACCTCCCAACAGAGGTAGGAAGCCCAGACTGTATAGACAGCTCAAAGCCATTACAGGTAAGGCTGTAGGCTATGAGCTGGAGAAAGAGGACTATTACAATGTTATCCGCTGGGTTATGGAGCAAAGCCCTGCCGAACTGGAGAAACTTGTTAAGGGTGACAATGGAAAGCCCAACAAAGATACTCCGCTATGGCTATTGAACATTATTTCCGCTCTGAATACAGATGTTCGCTATGGGCGTACTTCAACAGTGGAAATGATCTTTGATAGGATATTCGGCAAAGCAACACAGCCTATAGAGGGTGATATTAATGCCCAGGTTACTAACAACAGCGTGGATCTGTCTGCTCTCTCTAATGAGGAGCTGCTACAGTACAATTCATTGCTGGAGAAAATAAAGTCTGGCGCAAATGGCAAAGAGTAAGGAAATATCTGTTCCGTTGGATCTGGCTGTCAAAATGGAGCTGTGGAAACGTGGCTGTTTTGACTTTATTACTGTGAGTGACGGTAAATGCCATGAGAAACAATCTCTGGCTTTACAGGTTCTTACAGATGATGATCATGTGGAAATCCTGTATGGAGGGGCTGCTGGTGGTGCTAAGTCGTGGACTGGTGCCGTGTGGCTCCTTTTTATGTGCCTTTGCTATCCTGGTACAAAATGGTTTGTCGGTCGTGCCGAGCTAAAGAGAATCACACAATCAACGTATCTAACCTATAAAATGGTTTGCACCAGGTACGGGGTTCCAGATTCTCTCTGGCATTTCAATGGGCAACTTAACTACATTGAGTTCTATAATGGTTCCAGGATTGACTTTCTGGATCTCCAGTACAAGCCCTCCGATCCTCTCTATGAGCGATACGGATCCATTGAGTTCACTGGAGGCTGGATTGAGGAGGGTGGAGAGGTAAACTTTGGAGCCTATGACACTTTAAAAACACGTGTGGGACGTTGCTTAAACAAGGAGTATGGGCTGAAAAGAAAGCTCTTTATAACCTGTAACCCTAAGAAAAATTGGATGTACGATACATTCTATAAGCCCTGGAAAACTGGGGTTATGCTGGATTATCGTTATTATATTGCGTGCCTGGTTCAAGAAAACCCATTCATAGATCCAGACTACATAGAGGGTTTGAGATCAACCGCTGATAAGGTTAAGTTTGAGAGGCTTTTCAAAGGTAACTGGGAGTATGATGATAATCCTAATGCCTTGTGCTCCTATGATGCTATACGTGCCATATTCGGCAATAAGCTGGCGATTAAAACAGGTGTTCACTACATAACTGGTGATATTGCACGCTTTGGGGCTGACTATGCACGCCTGGCAGTGTGGGACGGTTGGTATATTGTCGAGCTTATATGTTTCCCTGTGAGCAAGACAACGGATATACAGACCTGGATAGTAACCAAGCAAAAGAAATACAGAATACCCAACTACAGGTGCATTGTGGATGAGGACGGTGTAGGTGGTGGTGTCGTGGATAATTGCGAGATCCAGGGCTTTGTGAATAACTCTGTAGCCCTAAACGGAGAGAACTACCAGAACTTACAGGCTCAGTGTGGCTATAAGCTGGCAGAACATATTAACGCCTCTGAGGTGGGCATGGATCCAGAGCTGGTGAGTATGGCAGACAGGGATCAGATCGTTAGGGAGCTGGAACAACTGCAAACATGGAAAGCGGATTCAGATGGAAAGCTAATGTTGAAGCCAAAGGAACAAATCAAAGAAGATATAGGCTGCTCTCCAGACTGGAGGGATATGTTCTTGATGCGATCCTGGTTTGATTATAACGAGTTTGATATACCAGATGATATTGAACGTAGATTAGGTTTAACCGCTTAAAAATTGCATAAAATGGGATTTATAAATGTTTTCGTAAATGATGTAAAGGCTGCTGTTGGTTATCAACAGAGTTTTTCGGAGCTTCTGGATTCAAAGGACGTAACCAGGGCTGTAGCTATGATGCGTGACAGATCAACGGAGGCAGCAAGTAATCTGCTGGAGTACAATATCAGCACGCATAAGGTAATGGAGCGCAAGGATAGAGCCGTATATGATAAGAAAGGCAATTTCCTGCGTTGGAGCAAAAGGAATAAGATACCCATTCCATACCCAAAGTACATTAATGAGATCTCCCTGGTGTTTCTGTATGGCAGACCTGTAAAGTGGACGCAACAAAGCGAGGGTACAGACTATTCATTTGACTACTACAAAGAGCTGATGAGGAACATTCGCTTTGATTCGGCTGTGAGACAGGCTAAGCGTGCCGCTGGTTCTGAGGGCTGCTCTGCTATCCTTTACCATACATACAGGGATGATGAGGGCAAACCACGTCTCATGCTTAATGTGCTATGCAAGGCGACAAAGGATGATATTTACACGATCAAGGATCAATATAAACGCCTAACAGCATTTGCCTGGGGCTACTATCTTACTGAGGCTGGTAATAGAACGTCTTACCATGTCGATATATACACGAAAGAAACCATATACAGGTGCAAGCGTGGTAATATCGGCTGGGAGGTAACGGCTATTCCTAACCTGGTTGGTAAAATCCCCGTTCTGGTGTTTGAACAGGAGCCAGAGCATAAGGACGTACAACCAATGATAGAGCGATCCGAGAACATGGAGAGTACGGATGCCGATGTGAACGATCGCTTTGCAAACCCTGCTATGGTTGCAACCGCTGAAATCCTTAACTCCCTGCCAAAGTCTGAGGAGGAGGCAAAACTGTTTATCCTCAAAAACGGTGGGCAAGTAAGTTACCTCACCTGGGATCAAGCGAGCGAAAGCAAGAAAAACGAGTTTGAACGACTGGATAAGCATATTCTTTCAAAGTCATTCACTCCAAATATTGACTTTGACAACATGAAAAGCCTGGGTAATCTCTCCGCTAAGGCTATCCGAAAGGTTATGCTCCTGGCAGTGATCAAGGCAGAGAAGCACAAGGAAAACCATGATGATTACATGAATAGGCATGTATCTATTATGAAATCAATTATGGGCAATGTTTTGGACTATGTACACAAGTCGGAACATGATGCACTGGATCTGGGGCATGAGTTCCAAGAGCCGTTTGGTGATGATGTAAGTGAGCTGCTGGCAGACCTTTCAAAGCAATTCAATGATGGAGCTTTGAGCCGTGAAACCTATGTTGAAATGTCCTACCTGGTTAAGGATGCAAAGACAGAGTTAGCCAGGATCAAGGCAGAGGAAAATGATCGCCTGGAGCAACAAATGGAGCTTAATAAAATGGACGTTTTCGGGGAGGCTGAATAATGGATGATATAGTGAAAATACACGAGTGCAATCCTGGCGTATTGCGTTTCTGGTGCCCAGGATGCAAGCAATACCACTACATAGGATATAAGCCAGGCAATGCCTTTGGCTTTCCTGTGTGGAATTGGAACGGTGACAGGTGTAAGCCTACTATCAATCCCTCTGTTAAGGTTGTTTTGCCTCTGGCTGATCGTACAGAGGTTTGCCACTCTTTTATCAGAGGTGGAAAGATTGAATATTTATTGGATTGCACACATGGGCTGAGAGGAAAAACGGTGGATATGGTGGAACTTTAAAATGAATAGTATGGAGATTAATGTATTTTCTGTTGGTGATCACGTCTGGACTATAGATGAAAATCAAGCCTGTAAATGTGAAATCCTTGCTATAAGGATAAATTGTCTCTTTGGCAGTGAACGCATGAGCGAGTACGATTCTGGAGATATTCAGCATTTCTCTGATAAAGCAACTATTGGCATGGGTGTAAAATATACGCTGGTGCGAATAGGAGGTATTACAAAATTCACCAAGATTCACGAAAAATGCTTTAAGACAAAGCAAGAACTGTTAGAATCCTTGTGATATATGGCAAAGAAGATCATACCACGGAGTGAGTACCACTGCCGAGACTGCAAACATTCATACGACTGGCACGAAAAGAACTTGCAAGGAGAGTTCTTTATGTGTCGGTGCCCATTCCATAAATGGAGCAAGTTCCTAAACAGGGACTATTGCGAACACTTTGTTTTGAAACGCTGATATGGCAAAGAAAAAGTACATAGACTATAAGAAGCAACAGCAGGAACTTTTCAAGAGAACAGAGGGCTATGCTGCTGAGGTTCGGGCTATCTACCAGGAGGCATTAGGGAATATAATTAACCTGGTAAAAGGCACGGAGCTGGAGGATAACACTCCTTTCTCATTCTCCGAGTATGGGTACAGCGAGGAGGTTACTCCTATCTTTAGGAATATGTACAGCCGTACCTACCAGGCTATCCGTACAGGTGTTGAGAAAGAATGGATCCTGTCAAATGAGAACAATGACAAACTGGTTAAGGCTGTTTTCGGTGAAAGCTCAATAGAGGATAATCATTTTGCCAGGCTGTTTATGCGCAACAAGGAGGCTATGGATGCTTTCTTTGCACGCACGACCGAGGGGCTTAACCTCTCTCAAAAGGTGTGGAAGTACACAAGCATGTATAAGGAGGAGCTGGAGAAAACCCTGGATCTGGCTATAGGAGAGGGCACGCCAGCAAATAGACTGGCAACGAAGATACAGACCTATCTACAGGATCCAGACAGGTGGTATAGGCGATTCCGAGTAAAGATCGGGGAGGATGAGGACGGAAAGCCTATATATGGCAGAGTGTGGAAACGTAGGATATGGGATGCTGCTGAAAACTCCTATAAGTGGATTGATGATAACCCTAAGAAATATCATCCTGGCAAAGGTGTTTACCGATCCTCATACAGGAATGCCCAGAGACTTGCACGTACTGAAACAAACATGGCATACAGAACAGCGGACTATGAAAGGTGGGCTGAGCTGGACTTTGTTGTAGGCATAGAGATAAAGCTGAGCAACAATCACCCTGTATCGGATATATGCGATGATCTGAAAGGCGTTTACCCTAAAACATTCAAGTGGACTGGCTGGCACCCTAACTGTAGATGCTACCAGGTTCCTGTATTGGCTCCAGAGGATAAGATGGATGAAATGCTGGATAAGATCCTGGACGGTGAGGATCCTGGTGATGTTGAGGCTCCCAACGAGCAAAAGGGAATGCCAGACGATTTTACAAACTGGGTGAAAGCGAATGAGCAAAGGATCACGGACGCAAAAGGAACATTGCCGTATTTCATAAAGGACAATAAGGAGGCTGTAGATGAAATATTGCACCCTCTGACACCAGAACAGAAGCACCATAAGGAACTTGTAAGCAAATACGGAGAAAGTGCCGTACAGAGCCTATATGATGCCTTTGATGCGTTCAAGGATAAAATATCTACTGGAGATCTGGCATTCCAGATTAAGAAGCTGAAATTTGAGGCTCAATGGGTTGCTGATAAGAACAAGTTTCCCACCTCTGGAGAAATGGCAAAGATGCTCCAGGATGAGCTTGCTAAAGTACAGGCTAAGTATGATCAACAACTGGCAATAGAGGCGGCAAAGCCTGTTCTGGAGTTCAAGAGCAAGAGTAAGCCTCTGGTTGCTATCCAGGCTGAACTTAATACCGCCATTGGCAACGGTGCGACTGCAAAAGAGATCCAGGAGATTACAGCCAGGGCAACAGTGAAGATCCAGGAGATTGAAAAGGCACGCCTGGCAAAGATGGCAAAAACGGCTGGAGGTGACGGATCCACCATTGATTTGTTTGCCACTGCTGAGGAGAAACTGGAGGTAGCCAGGCTACAGGATTTGTATGATAAGGCTATGGCTAAATATGGGAGCCAGTGGGATAGTTCCGTAACGGGTGCTTACAAGAGGCTGGCAGAGTACAAGAAAGAGCTGTCTTTGAAATACGTATCTAAACAGGGTAAGCTGGTTAAGCTGAATGGGGAAACCGAGGAGGCGGCAAAGAAAGCCCTGGAGGAGTATATAAACGCTCCAGAGAATCGAAATGCAAGCACTGTAGTAGGTGGTAGGTTCCAGAAGCATAGCTCAGAACGTAGCGCAATGGAGGCGTACAGCAAGAAAACAGGCATTCCAGTAGATGAGCTGGCTCTGATCAACCGATACACATACGGATCGAAGTGGTGTAATAACTATGGCTATGGCATAGCTGATTCCTACTTTGGCAAAGTGGAGGATTACGGAGGGTTGTGCCAGAAATTCTATCCAGCATGTAACGCAGCACTGGAGAAGATGCCTCAATACAATGGCACCGTGTTTTCTGGTATCAGCTTTGATACAATGAAGCTGGATCAGTACATAAAAGAAATGAAAGCCTGTCTTTCCTCTGGCACTCCATACGTGAACAAGGCTTTTATGTCCTCCACCACGACAATAGACCGAACAGAGATCTTTGGTGATAATCTGATGCTGGTGATAAAGAGCAAACACGGTGCTGATGTGAAAGCGATCTCACATTATGCCAGTGAAGATGAGATTGTGTTTAGGGCTGGCTCCAGGTTTAAGGTTCTTAACGTGTACCAGGAAACTACCAGGAAGTACGGATTTGGTAGGGGCTGGGTTGTAGAGCTGGAAGAAATATAAAAGGGAGGCTCAAACCTCCCTTTTCTGTCAATCGCTGATCATTGAGTGGATGAAAGCCCTACCTGCCTCAGTCCATACGGAGCTAAGCATGGTTCCCTTGCGTCCGTCTTTTTTGTCATACGTGTATGTCCTGGTTTTCATGTAGCCCTTGCTCTGGTACTTCTGGTATAGAAACCATTGCCCTCCCTGGCTGTATTGGATGCCTTTCCCATTCAGCAACTTGTTTAGTGTCTTGGCACTCATGCCGAGTTCCTTTGCGATCTGGGTTGTGGTGTATGTGTTCTCACTGTTAAGAACATTGTTTGCATACTCCACTTTAGGGGCTTGCTCCTCCAGGAGCTTTGCTTGTTCGCTCTGGATCTTCAATAAACGCCTGTTCTCTGATTGGTAAGTCCTTTTCTGTTCCTCCAGATCCCTGCTCCTGTTGCGTTCTTCTTTCAGTGCCACAAGCATCCTTATTGCGCTGTCTGGATCTGCCAGGATGCTATCTATCGTCTGGGGTGTTGCAGTCATTCCGTGCCGAAAAAGCTCCTTTATCCTGTCATTACACCAGATAGCAAACTGAGGGCTTAACCAACGGGCAAACTCCAGGGCTACATCCTCGTGCATCCATGTTCCTTGCACACCATTACCGCCTTGTTTTATTTCCACTAATCCCGTTAGGGGAATTCCCCTAACGGCTGATAATGTGGATAAAAACTCTTTAGTTGCCTTGTTTAGCAACCAATCTTTTGTAAACTTACCAAACGGTTTTGCCATTTCGGTAGCATTCACCATTGTAGCCTCTCCCGTTTGGAACGTTATAGGGCTACCGTTGTATTGAAACACTTGGTTCATAGCACACCCTCCATTTTCATCCGTTCTGTAAACATCCTGGCACCCCTTATAGCGCACCCTTGAAGAAGATCATAAAATCGCTTGGTGGAAATTTGAAAATTTGTTCCGTCTGAATACGACAATATCACCTTGTAACGTTGGTAATCGTAGGTGATCATTGTCATGTACTTGCCCTTTTGGTGGGCTGTCCCTGCCTGGTTGCTACTATTATTCACTACCAGACCTTTCGTAGGTTTACGCATAACTTATAAAGTCTGTTGTGGTGAAAAGAAAAACGGCTTTCACCTTTCCCGTTGCGTTACACCTACGAGGCAGTGATGGCATTAACCATTCACACGGGGGTATGAAAGCCGTTATATCGGCACAGTCTTACGACAATTGAGGCATAAAAAACGCCTGGCAATCCGATATTGACAGGCTAATATCCTGTCTCGTAGTATATGTAACGCACCGCAAACGTAGTGCTTTATTTTGGAATTACCAAGCGTTTCAAGAAAAAATGTTTGATGATCAGTGTATTATGTGTTTGCTGAACACATCTGGCAATCGTTATTCTTGTGCTTTAACCACAAGATTATATAATTCGGATATAGTCTTAGCCGCTTTCTTCATTATCTCAAAATCGAAATAACCGTTTGTTGTAGTTATTCTGAGATCCGTAAACTCTTTATCAGCAAGTTCAGCACAATTCCCTGTTGCGTATATATCCACGCCCAACAAGGCAGATCCCCATGATCCTACAGTTCCCTCACCTTTCCCAGAAATAATATATTCCGTATTCTTGAAAGTGTAAGCATTCCCGTTTTTGTCAAGCAGAATAATCTCAGCATCTTTATCAATGGCAACAACATCTTTTGAACACCATTTAATCCTCAGATATTCGGTATCTCCCACTTTTCTGAATGCAACCCACACATTTTTCATGTAGTTTACAAACCTGGAATCGAAAGTTCCGTCTTTCGCTATTTTTTCAAAGGATGTCTCTATAATCCTTTCCTTTGTGAATTTGTCTGTTTCAACATTTACCTTTTGGGCAAAAACAGATTGTGCTCCTGTTGTCAAAGCTACCAGGCAAAGCATTAAGATCATTATTCTTTTCATATCAATCATTATTAAGTTCTCTTTTCCCTGTCTCAAAAGATTTTTCCCAGTTGGTTGTATCTCCGTATGGGTTGGGTGATTTACCTGGTAGATAATCTTTGATAAAGCTCTCTTTCCACTCCTTGTAAGCATCCTCCAGGCTCTTGCTTGTGTCTGCCTTATCCAGGTATGAGAAATGAAATTCACGCTCATACTGCCAGAAAGAGGCGGCAAGTGGGTGGAATGTGTCTTTGGTATATGGGTTCTCATTCTCCCCTTTGTACCAATGATAGTTTGAATAATCCTCTGTAATGCCAGAGAAAAATCCCTCTTTGTTCCATTCGTTATTTGCCATATTGCATTATTTCCTATTAAGATTCTCAAAAAATGATCCGAACACATTTAGCATGTCGGCTGTCATACGATCAAACGCATTCTGCCTCATGCTTACAGGTATCTCCCATTGTGCCTCTGCTATTGATCCGACAATGGCACCAATGGTATCACTATCACCTCCCCATGATATAGCCCTCCTTATTGCATCCTCAAATGATGTGCTGGAGATAACAATCTTTAGGCATACAGGAACAGTGCCCTGGCATGTTTCATCGAATAGACCAGGGAAATAGCTCCTATTCATAAAGAGAGGGTAATACTTATTCATTACACGCTCCAGACCTGGCAGATCGTGTGTTGAACGTAGGTAGTGTATGGCGTGTGCAACGGCTACAGCTCCCTTTATCCCCTCTGGGTGGTTGTGTGTCACGCTTGCAGTCCTTTCGGCTTCCTGGAGCACTCTCCCCAGATCGTTGTAAGCCCAGGCTACAGGGCTAACCCTCATTGCTGAGCCATTGCCGAAACTGTTGTACGGCTGAGGATCCTCTGAATTGATCCACCTGGCAAAGCTGCCTCCATACGCTCCTGTTGGGTTTGGGTATTCCCTACACCACTGGAGGAGCTTTTCTTTGTAGCTTCTGCCTGTATTGATTGCATCCGCTATGGCTATGGTGCATACTGTATCATCCGTGAACGTGCTTTCACTGGTGAACAAACTGAAATCGTAATTGCTTGTATTGTTAAACTCAAACCGAGATCCAACAATATCACCTATTATTGCTCCTAACATGTCATTCCTCCTTTCTGATACCTCTTTCCGTATCTTTTGATATTATAACTCCCTGGCGAATGATCGCCTTTCGCCCTATGTATTCCTCTTTGAGAACATTCCAGAGCGTTTCTTTGCTTATCCCTATCACATCCTTTGGCAGTGTGTCATATATGGCTGCTTTGCTGCCAAAATAGTAATGACGTTTGCCGTTGTATGGCTCCAGGAGTTCAACGTGGATTATCTTTCTTTGCTGTTTCATATATCTCCTTTCATTTTAAATACAAAAATACCGATTATATTTAATATAACCAATGTTTGACGTTGTATTTATTATCCGTTATCTGATTCTTTTGGAGTATTGCCAAAGATATTGAAATCCTTTCCCACAAAATGCCCTCTCAGATCGGCTCTGTTTATATTTAACAGATTTATCAGTGATTCTTTGAGGTAGAACCTGGATCCAGTATTTTCTTTGAGCATTTCCAGCATATAGAAAGCCTCCATTTTCTCCTGGTGTGTGTATCGCTTTCCACTCATACAGCCGATCTTGTAAAGCTCACAGGCTCCTCTGGTAATGTTGATCATTGATGTAGATGCCACAAAGTCCACTACTGGCTCAATGCTGGCAAAGGTGTGGAAACCTCTGCTATGGAGATCTATCATAGATGCTACACGCATCATATTGGTGTTTGCTCCTGGCTCCAGCTCATCATGTCCTGTAAGGGTAAAACCAAATGCTACTCTCTTGCGCTGGGCTGGCGTGATCTCCTCCAGCCCAGGATCACCCAAAAAGTCTGCTCGTTTGGTGAGGATTTGTACTGGTACCTCTCTCATCAGAGCCTCCTTGATTGCAGCCCAGGTGAGCTGCTTTGTTTCTGGGAGCATCGGATCGCTGGTGAAAGTAAGGAACACTCCGACCTGGCGAAGCTGCTCTATGTTATACTCCATTTCTCTTACGAAGCATACCAGGGCATCCTGTGTATCGGTGAAACACTTTTTGAGTTGTGGCACCTCGTTCCAGGTCTTACCCATGAAACCCTTTTTGCAATAGCAATAATCGCAATTATTGGAGCAACCTGTGTAAAAGTTGCACGCCCATTCGCTATACTCCCCAGCTTTTCCCTGGGGGTTGTAGATAGCCTTTCCGTTGAAACCTTTTCTATTCATTTATAGTACCTCCTCATTTTTACAAAGAACAACATCACCATCTATGTAGTCCCAGGAAAAGATCTTTCCATGCTCCAGGGCTATATCCGTTGCAGCCTTGTTTGTCGGATAGCGATCTTTGCCATCGTCATTAATAACCAATATCAACCCGTTACCCAGGTTGATAATGTCTATATAACCATCTACATATTTCTGTAGCTCATCCAGTTTGAAATCCTTTCCGTTTTTGGGCTGGATCTCCTTTTTTGTTCCGTCTGCTGTAATCAGTGTTGCCATAATCTTATTTTTTAATCGTTGATACGCTGATTTGTGGTATTATGTCAGATATGTATGCCCAACGGATAACATCTTTCCAATCTACACCGCTATCCAATTTCTGATAGTCGGCATCATAGAGATCGGTTATCACTTCTGTTTTCCCAAGAAAATTGTGTTCGATAATTATCTTGCAATCGTAGCCAGGATTAACCTCATTTGTGTTCCACATGGAGTTTATGCACCATAATGCACCATGATAAAATCCCTTGTGTAAATAGTCTCTGTCAATCTCGTTTATCTCATATTCTCGGCTCGCAAACTCATCGGCTGCTTTCTTGATCTGTTCCTTATTCATTCTTAGCCTCCTTTCTTGCTTTGTGTACGCCTCTGGTGTAGTTGCGTTCCACCTGTCTAACATCATCATATTTGCTTTGGGCTGCTGACTTGATCCGTTTAGGCTCTGATCCAACCCATTCAGCATTAATACCCTGCTCTTTCAATGTTTGCATGATAGCATCTTTTAATAGTCCCATATTGATTATTGTTTTTGTTGTTTATACCAGTTGATACCCTTTTTAAAGCCCTCCATGAATGAATCATAACAAACCCTCCATACTTGCGGTTGGCATGGGTGGAGAGGGCACTTTTTACAGGAATGGCTTCTACCATTAGCCTGTTTCGCTGCTTTTAAGATCCCTTTCATTTGCTCTCCTTTTCATAGATCATTCTCACTACTTCCAGCGTATCAGCATCCACCAGGGCAATACGCTTATAGTATCTCTCACAGGCTACATCAAAACCGCCACACCAGGCGCATCTTTTCTCATACATTTCCTTGCAATCCTTTTCTGCCTTATCCAGGTTGCCGAAAATACAAAGTTCAGCTCCGATACGTATTTCATCTGTTGTATCATGCTGGAGCACTCTTACATAGGTTGGATTCTTCTTTGCCATAATCTGAAAATTTTAAAGTGTTGCATATTGTGGAGGGCTGTTATGCCCTCCGTGTTATTATTCTCTTGCCCATTCCTCAAAGGCATCATAGTAGCCAGTTCTGATAAAAAGCATATCTCCAGAGCCATCGCCCCACCAGTCGTTACAGTGTGAAATGTATCTGCCTACCTGGTTGTAGTGATTGGGGCATAGCTTCTTATACATGTCCTTAAACATAGCGGAAACTATTCTGCCTCTGAAATGCCCAGCGTTCTTAGCATCATTGGTACAGTAGCCATAACAGTAAACTGTTTCCTGTTCGCCATTCTCGTTTAAGAACTCTTCTTCTGTATCTCCCCAGGCACCCTCATTGATAGTGTCTTTGAGTAACTGCTGTTGTTCTGCTGTCAGAACTGAAACGATCTCTTTTACTTGATTGATTGTTATTTCCATATCGGTGTTGCATTGTGGGAGGCTTGCACCTCCCTGGTTTATATTATCTTATATTCTCGCTGATATATTCTTTATCCAAATTCCACAACGGTAGGTTAAGCTCTATTTTTCGTCTGATAATCGTTGCGTGTCCCACCAGTGAGATAGCCTTTTCAAGTAGTTTGGTGTCTCCAAACTCTTGCGCTCTCTCCAGAAGGAAATTTACCATTTCCTCCCTTTCGTTTGTTAGCTCCTGGATCTTTATTGCCTGTTTCTCTGACTTTTGGTAGAATGTGCTCAGTAAGAGGCTTTCAGAATGTTTTTTGTAGTCCTTACAAAAGCTGTCTTTATCCATATTGCCAGCGTTAAGGTACATCTGCTCTATTTCTGTATAGAGGCTGTCTGGAACATCGTAACCAGTTCTTTCTTTAAACTCTTGTTTATTCATAATCTGAAAATTAAAATGTTGCATTATTAAGTGTGTTTCTCAAACACATCACAAAGATAATGTGTTTTATTTAATATACCAAATGTTTTTGCTTGTTTTTGCGATAAAAATTCACCAGGTGAACATAAAACGCTGAAAATAAATGTATTCACCTGGTTAATTTTCCTGTGTTTGACAAACACACTTTCGGAGAGTTTTTTATATATTTGCACCTGTAGAAGTTAAAGCGATTAATAACAAATGTTTTTATTATGAATAAGAAACTCTTTTTGAAAGTCAAAGACTTGTGTAAAGACACTGGTCTTTCTGAGAAGTACCTTAAAGCGATAACCGAGAAAATGGGTGGCAGCATTGAGGATGATTCGACAGATGAGACAGCGATCGAAGCGACTGCAAATCTGATAACCGATGTGGCTAAGGAAAGCCAGGGAGAAGCTACCAGATGGGCAAACAAGAAAAAGGATGATCAGAAAAAGGATGATGATCAGAAAGACGATAAGTCAGATGATAATAATCCTCCGAAAGATGATCACAAAGATGATCCTAATGCAAATCGTATTGCAGAGCTGGAGAAGAAGCTGGCTGATATGGAAGCCGCTCAGAAAAAGGGTAATCGTGCCGCTGAGATAGCTACGGCTATGGAAAAGCACAAGATCCCTGCCAAGTTCCGTGATCGCCTGGCTAAGTCTATTGCTGATGATGAGGATGTGGAAACAGCCGTGGCAACGATTAAACAGGATTTCATTACAGATGGTCTGTTGGCTGGAGAATCAGAGGGTGCAAAGGCAGCGAGTGAAAAGCAAGTTGATGAGGCTGCTGATAGCTTGCTGGAATCTATAACCGTAAAATAATTTTAGACAATGAAACGTAAGACAGCTTCGTTTACGGGCACACGCCCGATTTTTACAGGCAGTCCCTCCATTGTTCAAGGTGGTTTCAATTTGGACGTTACCAACCAGAACTTTAAGGTTGGTGATGTGATCCCTGCTGGAACACTTGCTATCAAGGATGAGGAAAAGAGAACCGTACAGGTGATCAAGACTGCTAAGGTGTTGGAAGTTGATGCAGAGGATAGCAAGGTAGTTAGCCTCTATGTCGATGAGTTCTATGAGCCGATTTTCGCTGTTGGTGATATGATTCTGAAAGAGGGTGCTGCTGCTACTGCTGTAGCCAGCGTTCCGACTATCACCAAAGTAGAGAAAAAGCCTGGCTCTTGCGTGATTACGCTTTCTGCTGCTATCTCTGGTCTGGCTGCTGATGATGTACTGGAGGAGGTTATCTCTGACGGTGCAGATACTCCTATGTCAAAATCAAGGGGTAATGCAAACAGCGTAACAATCGCTGATGTTGAAGTGAGTGAGTTTGAAACGTCTATTGATGTTTCGGCTGATACAATGCAATACGCAATGTATGTAAGACGTGTACCGCCTATCCCTGCCAGCCAGAAAGATACGACTGGTGATTTCCTGGCAGCAAACCCTCACATTAAATTAACCCAGTCTCACTAATTTAATTGAGGATAAAGATGAGATCTATATTTTCAACTTTCAAAGGATTGCACAAGAATGGTGCTCCTCTGGATCTCCTGGCTACATGGAGAAAGACGTTTGATAAAGCCTCTGAGCGTGAAGTTACTCTTTTCCAGAAGATGTATTCCGATCAGTGGTTTACCTACAACACTCCTCAAATGTCTCTGACTGCTGAGGCGATTGTGGGCAAGTATAATTTGCGCTTCATGGCTACTTTGATTGGTGACGAATCTCCTACTCCTATGAGACGTTCTGACGGTTTCGATATTTGGACGAAAGAGATTCCTCGTATCGGTCACAAGTTCCCCATGCCAGCCAGGGATTACCGTAAACTGATGGAGGTTTACGAGAACCCACGCCTTAAAGAGGCTGATAAGGTTAAACAGATCGAAAAGACGATCACCCACAATGTTCAAGATGCTTACCTGGGCTGTAAGGACGTTATGGACTTTATCGCTCTCATGGCGTTATCTAACTGGGGTGTTGCTCAGTTTGAACCAAAGATCAACAATCCTGGTGGACGTAAATATGAGGTGGATTACAGAATGCCAGAAACAAACAAATTGATGTCTGGCGTGAACTGGACTACAGCCAACACAAAGGCTGGACTTTTGCAGCCGATCCTCATGCTCTCCATGATTTGCTCTGATCTTCGTGATCGTGGTATCGTGCCTGGTGAAATCCTTATGAGCCAGGATCTCTATACCTGGTTGCGTATGGATGCTACTACACGCCTTTTGGCTCATGGTACGGACAAACAGGCTCAGACTGTAACAAAGAGTGAGCTTGCTTCGCTCCTGGAGGAAAACGAGATTCCTGCTATCACTGTCATTACCCGTAAAATGGGTGAGAACTTTGACGGTAAGAGAAAGGCTATTGATCCGTGGAACCACAATTTCATTGCGATCAAGCCTGCTGGAGTTATCGGAGAAATCCAGCCAGCCATTGAGGATAGCGAGTTGATCGAGGAGGACAATGTGGATTACATTGATGCTGGCAACGGCATCCGTATCGCTAAATGGCGTACTGGTGAATCTACAGGACAGGTAGCCGCTGAATACACCCAGGGATCAGCCCGTCTTTTGCCTCTCATTACTGAGATCGGTGCTATCGTCTGCCTCCAGGTTAGGGGTATCACTGAAAAGACGGTTACAGCGGATGAGCAAGGCAACGAGCGCACCTACTGGACTAAGGAGGAATATGATGCTGCTACTACTGTTGAACAGGGTTAATTCGTACCGCTATGTTTAAGCTGAAAGTAACAAAAAAATTCCAGGACAAGTACACCAAAAAGGTGTACTCTCCTGGTGATACGCTTGAAACAGAAGATCTGAACAGGGTGAACGACCTTGTTAAGCGTAATTTGTGCGAGATAACCGAGGTTTCCTCTGGAGAATCAGACAAAACGGATAAGGTGACTTTCCAGGATGCTGAGTATGATTTGAGTGTGGTTAAGGAGGCATTGGTAGCAATGAATCTTACCACTAAGAATGCTGGTGTGAAAGCCGTTACTAAGGCTCTTGAAAGCCTTAATGAGGAACAGGCTAAAGCCCTGGCAGAAACTCTCAAAAACGAGGAGGAGTAACCTATGGAAGTTCTGACAAAGTATGATGCACTGATCGGAGAGCTGGAGCCGTACACTCCCAGTGGGCTAACGCTCAGAAAGGCTCTTGCAGATGCTAAGGTTACTGCTCTGGAGGGTGAGTATAATCCAGAAACGGATAAGAGGGCTATTGCTATAGCCGCTATCAAAGTGCTTAAAAAGCTGATAGTGCTAACGAGTGACAGCCTAAGCAAAGCCTCCCAGGGCTACAGTGTTGAAATGCTGGAGAAGCGTATCAAAGGCATTTGCAGTGAGAACGGTCTGGATGCTTCTGAATTTGTCGAACTATCATCTATTACTGATGGATCTAATATGTGGTAATTATGGGTAGGTATAACGGATCGTTTGAGTACAAGCAAGTACAGGAGGCAACCAGGGATGAGGCTACAGGCTTTGTTACTGGAGGCGTTTCCGCTGATTGGCTTACTGGCTGTGAGTGCCAAATCGAAAAGTCCGTACCAGCCAGCCAGAAGATCGGAGAGGACGGGCAAATGTACGCATACACCTATGATGTGTTTATCCCTAAGCATTTCAAGGGTACGCTTACTATTGGTACCGAAATCAAAGTGACTAATGAGGATGGCGATACGGATGAGTTTACTATCCAGGGTGTTGATAACATGAACAGGAGGTACATTGAGATATGGGGATAAAGCCTGTGTTTGGTAACGGTGCTGTGGCTGCTAAGGTGGCTGCTTTCCAGAGCAATCTGGATGCTGCTGTAGTCTATCTGCTCAAATACTTGGGTGAGGATCTGGCTAAGTACGCTAAGGACAACCACAACTACACGGATCAGACTGGGAACCTCACAAACTCTATAGGCTATGCCGTGGTGCATGAATCAAAGATAGTTCACTATGATGTGTCAAACCAGCCTGGAGAGGGAGCTGATGCAGCCCTAAAGGTGGCTATGAAAGTAGCCTCCGAACTGCCAAACTCCTACTCCCTCATTATAGTAGCTGGAATGAGTTATGCTGCCTATGTAGAGGCTAAAGGGTACAATGTGATTTTACCTGCTGAGCTTAAAGCGAAAAAGGATTTCCCTGCTGCCATGAACAGGCTGGTGGAGAAAGCCCGAAAGAAAGCAAATGAATTGTTTGGAACCGTATGATAACGACTGAGGAAATAGCTGTAAGGGTTTACCAGATGCTCCAGGGGAGCGAGGTTAAAACTATGATCTCTGGTGTGATAGACTATGAGAGAAACGACTATACGAAAGAGGACGTTATAATAGTCCCTCATACGATAGACGGAGAGGGATCGGTACGATTCGGACAAATCAACATCAATATTCACGTTCCAGATGAGGTTATACCCTCTGGGAAAGGTAAATCAGTGTATAGGATAAGTTTCCAACGGCTTATAGATATAAGGGCAAAGGTTATTGAGGTATTGCAGAACCATTATGAGACAGGTGAGGGCTATAACTGGAATATAGGTTTGCTCAATCCTCCCATAAAGGAGCAAAACCAAAATGAGCACTTTGTATCTCTGGCTCTGGAGCTTACTGTAAGAAATAAAAAGTTAAACCAATAAATTATTAAGATTATGCCGATTCAATCAACTATGGGTTTGAAAAAGATCTATGTAGCCGAGGCTCTTTCTGATGGCTCTATGCCCGCAAATGGTAGCTCTTGGCTGGATCTTGGTGATGTGTACCAGGACACTTGTACTTTGACGGATTCCGATCCCGAAACCACCGAACATAAGTCTGAGACCTCCAGTAAGAGGATCACGCTGGTTGGTGAGTATGATACCACCGTTGAGCTTTCTCTTATGGATCCCGACCTGGAACAGCTTGCACGCTACTTTGGCGGCACCATTTCTGGAACCGAGGGATCAAGAAAGTGGGTGAGACCGAAAAAGCTCCCTTACAAGGAGTGGGCTATCTGGCAGAAGCCAGAGGAGGGCTTGTTTGTGGGTTGCGCAAACGCTCGTATCATCCCGAAATTTGAGATCACCTACTCTGCAAAGGGTATCTGTTTAGTCCCAATGACTATCACGTACCAGTCTGAATTGCAGATAGACGAAGCAATGACGGATCCGACCACCGCTTCCTAAATTGGAACATAATTAAGGAAAGCCTCCTATCCCCTGTATGGTAGGGGGCTTTTTTATTTTAAACAGAAAGACAATGATAGAAGATAACAAAGAACTGACAAGGGAGCAACAACTGGATATTGAGGAAAAAGCTATAGAGGCTCTGATCCAGATGGGTGTTAAGTTCTCTATACCGCTCAAAATTCACCCAGTGAAACCTCCTTTCTATATCCGTTGGTGGAACAAGCATTTCCCCAAAAGGGTGAAAGTGTGGAGGGATTCACGCATACCAAAAGACTGGGACGTAACAAAGACGGAGATTCCAGACGCAAACCAGAGCAAGATGGTTGAGGTGTATGTGAGAAACCTTTGCATTAAGCCTTTGTATCTGGGCACTATTGACTATCTGAGAAAGCTGTATATCAGAATGGAGTATGATGAGGATAAGATACAGGAACAGCCGATCCAGGAGAGTAAGAAGCTATTCAAGTATATTCCTCTTATGGCAGAGATAGCCGCTGTTGCAGTCGTGAACAACGCTTCCATTACAAACCCTCTTTCTAAGGAGGTTAAGGAGCTGAAAAAGTTCTTTATGGAGCATCTTACTGTAGCACGTCTGAAAAGGCTTGCGGATGCAATAAGCCAGATGATGAATCCTGGGGGTTTTACGTCCTCTATTCGATCAATAACAGAGATTGGGACAACGAAGCCCAAACCAAAGACGGAGAACAGAGCGGATCGGGTAGAGTAATAGGGCTTAATAGCCCGTGGGGGTATCGTGGGGAGATCCTAAAGATGTTTGGATGGACTTATGATTACCTGCTCTGGGGAATTTCCTGGATGAATGTGCAAACGATGTTAGCGGATGCACCTAAGCCAGAGAAAGTAAAGAATGACGAAAGCGGAAAGAATAAAGTGGTACACAGAGAGCTGAAAACGAAAGAAGATATTAAAAATTACGTCAAAGGAATAATTTAATATGGATAATATAGATGGAGCTTTAGCGTTTAAGGCTACTCTTGATATAGATGATTTCAATGTGTCCGCACAAGCAATGGAGCGGAACATTAGGAGGGTATCAGATACAGCTATCTCTGAATCTGCCGAAATGGAGCGTTCTATGCTGAGTTTTGCCCAGAACGGAGCCAGGTATATAGTTTCCTATCTCGTAGGACAGGGAATGAACAGCCTACTACAAAGCATTATCTCCACACGTGGGCAATTCCAACAGTTAGAGATCGCCTTTGAGACAATGTTAGGCAGTGGGACAAAGGCAAAGGCTCTCATGGATCAGATGGTGAATACCGCTGCCAAAACTCCGTTTGATCTCTCTGGTGTCGCTGGTGGGGCAAAGCAACTCCTGGCATACGGTGAATCTGCTGATAAGGTAAATGATACCCTGGTAAGGCTTGGTAACATAGCCTCTGGTTTGTCTATCCCTCTTAATGATATTGTGTACCTGTATGGCACTACTATGGTGCAAGGCAGACTGTATGCCCAGGATGTAAGGCAGTTTACTGGGCGTGGTATTCCGTTGGTTAAGGAGCTTGCTGCCATGTATGGCGTAACGGCTGAGGAGATCAACAACATGGTATCTGAGGGTAAGATAGGATTCCCAGAAGTTGAAAAGGTTATTCTGAAGCTAACCAATCAAGGAGGGCAATTCTACAACCTTATGGAGAAACAATCTGCCTCATTAACTGGTATGATTGCGAACCTGGGCGATGCCTGGGATATGGCTCTTAACAAGATCGGAACTGACAACCAGGATCTTTTTGCCTCTGGCATATCTGGTGCTACATACATGGTGGAGAACTTTGATAAGATCCTCCAGATTGTTAAGGCTATCACTGTAGCATACGGATCCTACAAAGCCGCTATTGTGCTCAACACTGTAGCCACTAAGGGTTATACTGGTGTAGCTCTGCTGGATAATACGGCACGCCAGGCGAAACTGGCTCTGATGAAAGCCGAAGCCGTTCTCACTGGTCAAGTTGCAGCCCAGACCAATGCCATGACAGCCGCTCAGAATGCACATGTAGCATCCTTGCAAAGCCAGCTCACAGCGGAGGAGCTTTCAAACGTACAAAAGCAATTACGCATAGCAACCATACAGAGCTTGCTGACAGCCCAGCAACAGGAATACCTGTCAAACCTTAACCTCACTGCCTCCAGTGCCAATTATGAGGCTGTAGCATTGAGTGTTCTTAATGTGGAACAAAGGGAGGCTCTGAGCAAGCTGGATCTATCCGCTAAAAGTGCCGTTTATCGTGCTGCTCTGGAACAGGAGGTAGCCAGGAAAACGCAAAACCAGGCTGCTACTCTGAATGCTATGAGGGCTGATGTTAGTGCCGCTGCTGCCAAAGTGGAGGCTGCTAAACAAACGGCTATAGCATCCATGCAAGCTACTGAGGCTGCGAGGTATGAGGTTTACTGGGCACGCTTATCTGGTGATGCCACAAAGATAGCAACAGCGGAGAAAAAGCTGGAGGGTGCCCAGGATAACCAGGCTATAGCCCGTAAGGCTGCTTTGGCTGCTCAGACCGATTTCTACACTAAGAAAAAGGCTCTGGAGACTGCTGCTACAAGACAATCCACCTCTGCCACTGTAGCCGATACGACCGCCAAAGTAACGGCTGGCACGGTGACTAATGCACTGACAGCGATAACCAACAAGTGTACGCTGGCAATGAAAACCCTTTGGGCTTCCATGAAAGCAAACCCTATCGGCTGGGTATTGTCTCTCGTGGGAATGCTTGTTAGTGCCCTTATGATGTTCAAGAATGAACAGGAGGAGGCAACTACAGCTATGGGAGAGTTCCAGGACACTACCAAAAAGGAGATAGACAGCCTGGATCTGCTTTTTGCCATTATCCAGAACACGGAGAAAGGTACGAAAACTCATAAAGATGCCATTGAAAAGGTAAATGCAATCTGCAAGGAGTATAATAAAACGCTCCTTGATGAGAATGCTACACTGGATCTCCAAAAACTGAAATATGATGAACTTACTGCTGCCATTCAGCAGACAACAGCCGAGAAAATTAGGGCTAAATATACAGAACAAGCATATAAAGAAATGGCAGAAGAACAGGCAGAGGCATTGGCGGATCTGAAAGAGGCAGCCGAGAATGCCAGCTATCATGTTTCTACTGTCACTTCGCCTACAACTGGTATTAATTTTTCTGTATATGAGGATAGCGAGAATATACAAGGAGCCAGTGGTGCTGTATGGGAGTCTGTTGAGAAAATGGCACTTGATTCTGTTGACAAATTAAAGGGTCTTACTGGAAAGGCGTACACAGATGCATTCAACGATATACTGAATAATATAATTGTCGCTGTAAGAAACGCCACAAAAGCCACTGATAAGGAAATGAGTGCGTTTGAGAGGACACTGAGCTTTTATCTTTCACGTTTTGTAGCAGCAGCACAGAAAATTCAATCTACCATTGGAACGTTAGACCAACAGGTTGAGGATTTCGGAGAACAAGACATGTCCGCTGTAACAGACAGCGTGGATTATGTTTCTATGTCTTTCTCGGATCTGGAGAAAAGAGCCAAAGAAACCCAGGATGAGATAGATAAGATTAACGCCAAGACAGTAAAGATAGACACTGATAATACGCATTTAAAAGAGCTACAGGATTCACTGGGTGAAATAAATGGGGCAATTTCCACCAAGACGGATAACCTTAACACGGAGGAGGATATCAGTGTCAGAATAAAGGAGTTGAAAGACAAGAAAGCTCAGACGGATTTCAAAGAGAATTACGATGAGTACGTAAACTTGGAAAGACAGATAGCGGCTCTGTCTGCTAAACTGCCAAAGAATACCACTCAATCAAGCAATGATGCAGTCAAAAAATCCGAACAGCTTGCACAGAAACAGTTGGATGCTGATCGGAAATTGGAGGAGGCACGTATCTCTATCATGGAGGATGGATATGAGAAAAGAAAGGCTATCCTGGATTTACAGCACGCTCAAAATCTGGCTCAGATTGACAAGGAGGAGAAAGAGCTGGAGAAAGCACGCAAAGAGGCTGGAAAGGGTGGCTTAACCTCTAAGGAGAAAGAGGGCTATGATGAACGTAGGAACCTGGAAAACCAGAGCTATAACAAGTCCCAATCATCCCTGTTTGATGGAGAGATTGAGTACAAGAAGAAACAGTATGAGCTGTATTTCCGCTGGGTTAAGAATATGGGTGAAGATGTGGCGAACACACATTTTGCCTCACTCCTTAAAGAGGGATCATCCTATAAGGAGTATGTAGAGAACCAGATCCAGAAGCTCAAAGACAAACAGGCTTCTGGGCAAACCCTTTCCGAGGGTGAAAGCAACCAGCTTATTTCTCTCAACATGCAATATGATGAGATCACTGGAGCCAAAACAGCAATGGACGCTTTCAAGGAGAGTGTTACCAGGGCAATAAGCCAGGCTCAAACGCTTGCCGAAAGAGTGGAGGTTATTGCTGATGCTAAGAATCGGTTGGAGAATGGTACTTCTGGGCTTGTTGGTGGCGATGAGAAAGCGGAGGCGAGTTTGTTTCTTTCAGAGGAACAGGAAAAGGCAGACCAGGAGATAGAGGAGCGTATCATTTCACAGTACAAAACATTCGAGGAGAGAAAGAAAGCTATCCAGGATGAGTATGCACTGCTGAGAACAAGTGCTACAGCCCAGAACAATGCAGATGTACTGGCTCAGATTAACCAGGGCGAGGCAGAGGCTCTGAGTGCCCTTAATGCCCAGATGCTAATGCAAACAGAGAGCTGGAAAAACCTGTTCACAAACCTGGATAATTTAACGGTTACTGAGATAGATAAGCTGGTGAGAGAGATTCAAACTAAGATGAATACAGCTGATCTTAACCTTAATCCCTCAGACCTTAAAGCCGTTATGGATAAGCTGGACGAGGCTAAAAAGAAAGTCCTGGACGTAAACCCATTCAAGGCTCTTGGTTCTTCGCTTTCCTCTGTATTCAAAGAACAGAAAAAGGGGTCAAAGGATGCTTCTGAGAATATTGAAACTAACTGGAAAGATGTGGCAGAAGCTACAGACGGGTGCTTTGACTTCGTGAATGATGCCGTGAATAGCTGTGATGTTTTGGGCGATCTCCTGGGTGATACTGGAAAGGCTACTATAAGCATGTTGCAAGGCATGGCAACCGCTGGTATTGCAATGGCGGCAGCGATTTCAACGGCTGAAAAAGGCTCTGTTATCCTGGCGGCAATATCTATAGCCTTGCAAGCTATACAATGGATTGCAACCATATTCAACAATGATGATGATCTGGAGGAGAAGATACAGGATATACAGGCAGATATAGATGCACTATCCAACTCCTTTGATCGCTTGCAACATGCCGCTGAGCAAACATACTGGGTATATACGGATGAGGAACAGGAAGCGCATGAAAAGAGGCTCCAGAGCATACAGGATCAGATTGCAGCCCTTGAACAGCAAAAGGTAGTGGCTGCTCGTAGCTGGAACTTCGTTAAGTACGCAGAACTTACAGCCCAGATCAAGGAACTTCAATATGCCCTGGAAAAGGAGGAAAGCAACGGTGATATGTTTGAACTGTTGGAGAGGCAGAAAGAAAACCTCAGAGAGCAACAGGAACTTATCAAAGAACAGATCGAGGCTGAAAAGGCTAAGAAGAAAACCGATTGGGATAAGATCGCAGACTGGGAGGAGGACATTAAGGACATTGATACACAGATTGAGGATCTGGAGCGTGATATGTTGGAAACCCTTGCTGGTACTGACGTTCAGAGTGCCATTGATGATTTCGCTGATGCCCTTGTGGATGCTTACTGCCAGGGGGAGGATGCTGCTGAGGCTCTTGCCGATAAGACTAAGGAAGTTCTGAAAAACGCTGTAGTGGAGGCTCTGAAAAGGCAGTTCCTTGCTAAGGCGATTAATGATGCTGTTCTTTACCTGGGTGAGGCTATGGAGGATGGAGAGTTATCCGATTCTGAAAAGTCTAAGTTTGAGGCAATGGTAAATGCCGCTGGAGAGACTTTCAACAATGCCCTGGAGGGGATTGGTGACTGGATTAAGGATATTGATGAGGAAACAACAGAAGATGCCCTCACAGGTGCCGTAACTTCGATGAGTGAGGAAACTGGAGGCGTAATAGCTGGTAGGTTGAATGCCTTTGTCATTAACCAGAGTGATCAGCTTGTTATTATGCGCAATGCCCTGGTTTACCAGGCTGAGATAGCAAGCAATACCAGGCTGAGTGCATCCGAACTGTCAGAGATAAAGGCGATCCTCAAAACAATAGAGAACAAGGACAATTCATTATTATCACAAGGTATATCGTAATATGGAACTGGTACAACAACTTAAAAAGGACGGTGTAGAAAAAGGCTTATGCCGTTTGTGGCAGCGGAAACTGATTGGTGAGCTGAGCACTGAGGAACTGGCGAAACTCTACATTAAGGGGATAGACTTCTGTATATCGGAGGACTATCCTACTGTAGATTTTCTGAGGGAACACTTTAGGGGCAAATGCGAACAATACGGTGTGTATGTGGATGATGAGGTAAGAGAGAACAATCTGCCAGATGTGGTGCTCAATGGGGACTGCAAGGCGATGCTGGAATATGATGGTTACACTGTTTCCAGGATCTACTCCAGGCACAACACACGTGCCTCTGTGAACGTGTCGGACTATGCTATAGTTACGATAGATGCTTTCGATAAATCTAACTTGGTTGTAGCCGTGGCTGGCGGCAATGCCCAGGTGTTTGTGAATATATATGGAGATTCCCAGGTGCAGACTATTGGATCTGGGATCAAGGTTAATTACACTAATAAAAAAACCTACTGATTATGATTGATAATAATTTGATTTTATACCTCCCATTTGACGATCCAGATGGAAATGTGGCTTATGACTTTTCACAAAGCCGTGCAGATGCAACCCTTTCAGATGGGGCTGCTTTTACGAGAAAGGCAAAGATAGGCAAATCTATATCATTCAATGGTACAGGTGAGTGCTTAACCTCTAAGGCTATTCCTTTCAGCTCCGATTTCACTCTCACTTGCTATGTGATGCCAACAGGATCACGGATTGGGTGGGTGCTGAATTTACCTGGTGTAGATTCATATCTGGAGCAATGGATAGACGTTACTCCCAATCAGTTTGTTTTCCTTGCTTTCGTAAAGTCTGGCAGTAGATTCATTGTGTACAAAGGCATAGACCAGGTATTCAATTCTACATTCAGTGGCACTCCTACTGGTTTCTCTCTGAATGATGATAGCCTGTATGGTACTGAGGCTTTGCTGGATGATGTTAGGCTTTTCAATGTTGCTAAGACAGCCAAAGAGATCCTAACCATACAGAAAGATTCTGATGTGGAGTATTACGTGGACGGAGTTAATTTCAAGGATTTTGGCGTGTATGTGTCGGAATCTAAGGGGCTTGTTGGGCAACTTGCACGAAAGGACGGTTTGGAGGTTGATTGGGACAATTACCACGGCATAGCCAGGGATAAGAAGCGCAAGCGGTACAAGGAACGTACAATTCAGCTATCATGCTTTATTGAGGCTTCAAGTAGGGCTGCTTTCGTTGAGTGGGTTATGTTGTTCTTTAAGCAATTTGAGGCAGACGGTAATCACAGGATCAAAGTCGAGTATGACGGAACGGCAAAGCCTCTTGTGTATGAGGTAGAGATCCATGATGATATTGATGTGGATAAAACCTGGGGGCATTACAATGATGATCTGATGGTAGGCACGTTCACACTTAAAATGGTGGAGGATGAGCCAGTAAAGAAAGTGCTCAGACACATTGGAACGACTGCAAACAGCGTTGCATCCATGACGTTCACCAGCACAAAGATGCTTAATATCTACTGGGGTGACGGTACACACACGTACAATGCGCATGGCACTGATGTAACCCTGGAACACACGTATGAGGCTGCTGGTGAATATGACATAGTGATCGCTGGCGTTATTGAGGACATTGATAGCTTTGAAACTAATGCAATCGTTATATGGGATCTCTTGAAATAGTAAAAAGAAATGGCGAGGTGATTTCCCTGTTCTCCTGGGAGCCGTTTTGTACCGTGAAAACAGCGACACAAAACAGCTCCCTTATGGGGGATGATAACATACAGCTCTCCATTGTCTCTACTGAGCTGATTGATTTTGCCAAAGGCGATAAGATCACGGTGAATGGAGAGGAATATACTATCAGAACTAAGGTAACAAGGGAGATTGTAAATGATCGGTATTACACCTATGAGCCTGTTTTCTATGGCGTGATGTACGACCTTATGAAAACGCTGTATCGCAATACGGACGCTAACGGAAATTCAACCTCCAACACGTTTGATCTGACTTACTCCATTAAGGACTTTGTAAAGGTGCTGATCTATAACGTGGAGCGTGATTATCCTGGCGTGTGGAAGTTTGATGAGGAGAATTGCCCAGATACGGAACCACGAACCATATCTTTCTCAACGAACAACTGCCTCCAGGCTTTGCAGACATTCTGTAGTGAGGATAACTTTGATCTGGATTTCCTTATCACCCAGTCGGACGGTGTGCGTACTATCCACATAGGCAAGTTTGGCTCTAAGGTAGTGCCTCCAGGTGGGGGTGATTATTTTGAGTGGGGCAAAGGTAATGGGCTTTACAAGCTAAAAGAACAAAAGGTAGATGATAAATCTATCATTACCAGGCTTTGGGTAGAGGGTGGTACCACGAACATAAGAAGTGATTACAGGAACTATTCAGAGCGGTTACAGCTCCCTTATCCGCAAAGGCTCAACAAGAATGCACATACCCTTTCTGATGGTACGGTTGTTCCTGCTGAGAGTGAGCTTATAGGCATATCGGACGATTCAAAAAGATACCTGGAGGATGCCGATCTGAGGGATGCTCTTGGAAGCGATGAGGATGCAAATACCTATGATGATATATATCCGAAACGAACAGGAACGGTTACTGCCATTGTGGATGATGATATAAATTCATTCATTGATGATACAATGGATTTCGATCTGAACAAAAAGGATAGTGATGGGAACACCCTGTATCTTATAAGCTCCGTTTCGGCTAAGATAACATTTATCTCTGGGCTGCTGGCTGGGCAACAGTTTGAACTGTCTGAGTACGACCATTCAGCTAAGAAATTTAAGCTGATAGCGTACACTGACAGCCGAGGATTAACCATACCGACAACTGATAGTACAGCGTACCGTATAGGCGTTGGAGATCAGTTTAAGATAACGGATATTAATCTGCCTACCTCATACGAGGATAACGCAGAGGAGGAACTTTGGTATGCTGGCATGGAGGATTTTCTTCCAATGACGCAAGCCAGGGCGCAATATGGGCTTACCTTTGATCGAAAGTATTTCCTGGATTCAATGGCAGATGATAGTGAAACATGCCTTTTCCATGTGGGCGATTACGTACCTATCAAGGATGAGCGTTTTGGCATTGAGAAGAATATCAGAATCCAGAAAGTAACCAGGAACTTGCTGTTAGACCATGATTATACGCTAACGCTGTCTGATACGACTGCAATATCAATCGCAAGCCAGACGGTGATAGACGTAAAGCAACATGAGATAATCATAGAGAATAACAGGCTGAGAGATCTGAATAAGGCTCGCAGAGGGTGGCGCACGACTGAGGAGCTTAGAACTATGGTGTATGATACGGACGGTTATTTTGATACCGACAACATACGCCCAAACTCCATTGATACCAACATGCTCACTGTAGGCTCAAAGAGCCAACAGTTTGTGCTTATTGATGTGGTGCTCCAGGCTAATGTTGGTGGCTACGCAAACAGATTCAATGCTGGGGCTGGAACACTGGCGCACCTTACTATAGATGATACGCAGATAAGGCAGTGGAGTATGCCTTTCACTGAGTTCACCCTTGCAAGCAACAAGGGGTATTATCTGTTTGCCAAATGTTCCAAAACAGGTGATTCTGGATCGTGGTACATGACACAGGAGCAACTGAAATTTGAGCCAACGGAGGATCCGAATAACTACTATTTCCAGGTGGGTATTCTATCATCCTTGTATTCTGATGATAATTTCAGAGACTTTGCGACAACATACGGATTTACCAGGATAAACGGAAACACTATCACTACAGGACGTATAGTAACGAGTGACGGAGAGTGTTACCTGGATCTGGACGGTAACAAGTTCCGCATAGGTGACAGTTCAAGCTCTATAGATTGGAATGTGTCTAACGCCAAACAGCTCACTCTAAAGAATGTTGTTCTAATGTCTGGCTCTGGTGACACTTCCAATATCGGAGTGTACCGTGGCACATACAACAGCCAGTATGTTTATTACAAGGGTGATGAGGTAAGCTACACGCACAATGGAGAAACTTGCACATACAGGTATATCAATAGTGATCCGAGTATGGGCAATGTTCCGACAAATTCAGTGTACTGGTCTATTGTTGCCCAGGGTGCATCTGGAGAGGATGGATTATCTATCTATTACACATACAATGATAGTGTAGAGAAACCAAGCACTCCTACAGGTGACGGAACATCTGACGGTTGGCACAACACAAGCACGGACGCTGTAAGGTGGATGAGCATTAAACAGGCGAAATCTATATCTGATGGAACCTGGGGCACTCCTTTCCGTGTTAGAGGTGCTGACGGTACGAGTATTACTATTAAGGGCACTGTAACAAGCGTTTCGGATTTGCCGACAACAGGGAATGAGCAAGGCGATTGCTACATACTGAATGGCTATCTGTATGTATGGGACGGTACGACCTGGCAGAATATGGGACAGATCAAGGGTGATGCTGGAACCAGCTCATATTTGCATCTTAAATACTCTGATGATGGTGGTACTACTTTCACTGCTGGAAATGGGGAAACACCTGGCAGATATATCGGTATGTATGTTGATACGGTTAGCACTGACAGCGATAAACCAGGAGATTATAAATGGCATGACAGCCAGGGAGAGCAAGGCATACCTGGTGAGGCTGGAGAGGATGGCAGGACTACCTACCTACACCTAAAGTATTCCGATAACGGAGGTTTGTCGTTCACTGCAAACAACGGTGAGGATCCTGGTGATTACATAGGTCAATATACCGACTTTGAGGAGCTTGATTCTGACAATCCAGAAGATTACACCTGGAGCAAGATTAAGGGTGAATCTGGTACGGCTGGTACTGATGCCTCTGCTGGTGAATACTATGAATACCGTTATGCAAAGAATGGATCTACAGTAGAGCCTCCAGCATTGGATCAAACATCTGCTGAGCCAGACGGATGGAGTACCGTGATGCCAAGCGTGGGAACGCTGGAGTATTTATGGTGTACTATGGCAAAGAAATCTGGCATAGTGGATAAGACAAAGTTCTATCTGCCTGTAACAGCCGCAGATTCCTCCACTGTCAATGATGCAAGCAATAACGGTTATAGTGGTGCTTTATCAAATGGGGCAAGTGTTGTACTGGACGGGAGCCGTTATGCAATGAATCTGAGCCAGAACGGAGAATGCTCTATACCCTATGATCTTCCATTCGGAGAGAGCTTTACCCTTTGCTGCTGGGTTAAGACAAACCAAACATCTTTATCATGGATGCTCAACGGATATAATGGCAGGGACTATGTGGAGAAAACCATAACTGTAACGGCAAACACATGGTTTCACCTGGCTTTCCGCTTCAACGATCGCACCGTAACCGTGTTCAAAAATGGCGTGGTGGTGAACAGTGGCAGCGTGAATGAACAGGTGGTAGGCTTTGCTCTCTATGATGATAACATGTTCGGATCTGACGTGTATTTTGATGAGGTTAGGCTGCTTAAAGGGGCTTTGCCTGTGAGCGATATTGAAAGCGTGATGAATGGAACGGCTGATAGCCTACTCCAGAACTGGAGCACTCCTGTTCGTATTAACCCTTATGACGGTAAGGATGGTGAGGATGGTGTTAGTGTAAGCCTCGCAGACGTGGAGTATGCACAAAGCACCTCCAATACAACAGCTCCTACCTCTGGCTGGCAGACTACAGCACCAGACTGGGAGAATGGGAAGTACATTTGGAGCCGAACTAAGGTAACGTATTCAGACGGAACAACAAGCTACACTAAGGCTGCTTGTATAACTGGTGGTGTCGGCTCTACGGGTGCATCTGGTGTCGGTGTAAGCTCCATTATTGAGCAATATTACTTATCCAGTTCAGCTACTTCATTGCTAAACGGATCCTGGAGCACTACACGCCCGACCTGGAAAAACGGTTGGTATATCTGGACGAGATCGGTAATCACCTATACGAACAGCACTTCAACGACAACAGCCGCTATCTGTGTGACTGGTGAAAAAGGAGATAAGGGTGATACAGGCAGCAAGGGAGATAAGGGTGATAAAGGTGATAGCCCAGTGCTTGTGTACAGAGGAGTGTATGATAGCTCCAAAACATACTATGGCAACTCAAACCGCCTGGATGCAGTCAAGTACAACAGTGTGTATTACATAGCTCGTATAGATGCTGGTACTTATTCTGGTGTAACTCCTACAGATACAAGTAAGTGGAATACGTTTGGTGCCCAGTTTGAGACGGTTGCAACCAATCTGCTGTTGGCTGAGGGTGCTAATATCGGAGATTGGTTTATGAGCGGTGGTAGTATCGTATCTACTCTGTCTGACGGAAACAAGATTACTCTGGATGCTTCCGCAGCCCAGATCATAATTGAATCTGCCAGTTCTGGAGGTGACTACTCTTTGCTGTCTAATCTTGGGGCTAAGATCACCCTGGATGCCAACAATGGCTATGTAAGGGTACAGGCTAAAAACGCTCCAACCTATTCTACAGGTGTTGCCTACATGTCCCCTACAGGCATTTTCGCAAACCTGGCAGGCACAAACGCAATGCCAGCAAGCTCTGGATATACGCACCGTGGGGCTATCGTAGGATTGGGCTTTGCCAATGTAAGCAAAAACTCCTGGTCTGTGAACGGTAATGAAACTATTATTGCTGGCGTGTACGGACGTGCAACCAATAACGGTGATGCTCCAGCTTACGGAGGATTCTTCTATGGTCTGTTTGCTGGTGGTCTTACTTTGGGGAGAAAGTGTATCACAGGAACATCTAATTCAACAACATACCTCAATGCTGAGGATAGTGTGGTTATTGGATATACCTCTGCTTGTGGTATCGTATATCTGCCAAACAGCCCGAAAGAGGGACAGATCGTATTCGTTAAACAGTGGTGGAGTGGCTACATGAGATTCAGAGCAAGATCTGGTTATGCAATCTATGATGATACCTCAAATAATGACTATTACGATTTCTCAGAGGGACAGGGTGGATTCTTTGTGTTCACTGTCGGTTATATTAATTCAGTAAAAACACAGGCATGGCTTGTATGCCGATTTAAATATTAGTGATATGGTAGAATATGGTTATATGGAGGATGGCTTTCTGAACAGTATTGTTATTAAGCCGATCGTTGAGCGTTACAAGGATGGTGATGTGTTCAAGGAACGCATTATATCAGTGGAGGAACAGATAGCGAATCTGGATCCTGTCTGGAAACCTGTTGATCCCATTGATGAGGATAAACAGGAAACTACCAGGGAGAATTATGTGATCCGTATAATTCCCTATGATGCTGGGGATCGCATAGCGTATAATTACGTTGAAGTCCCAGACGTTCAAGGGATAAAGCGTAACATTCAATCTCTGAAAGAGCAACTTTCGGATAGTGATTACCAGATAATCAAATGTTACGAAGCCTCTCTTATCGGAGAGGAACTGCCTTATGATATGCAATCGCTACACAGCGAAAGGCAAGGCATAAGGGATAGAATCAATGAACTGGAATATACACTAAGTGAATTTGAGAATGAACTGGCTGAATGAAAGTAACAGGATGAAGCATCTTTTGTATGCTATACCTTGCGCATTGCTCCTAACTATACTGTTCGTGGCAGGGCTGGCTGCTGGAATGGAGTTCAAGGATCGCTCTTATGGTGGAAAGTGGGATTGGCTGGATCTGCTTGCTACTATTCTGGGTGGTCTGGTGGGGCAAACGCTACAGATTGTAATTGTTTATATCATAACGAAAGGAGGTGTGCTTTGGTAAGTAATTCCGTTGAAAATGGCTTTTAACAACGCTGTATCTCTTTCTTTTTGATTAAAAGTGTGTTTGTCAAACACATATTTACTATATTTGCAGTAGAGTAATTGAGTTATATGGAAACAGTTATGTATAGTCTTAGAATCCTTTCAAAAGGACAAATCACAGACCTCTCCCAGGGCTTTAACCTGGGTGGCGTTCCTTTCTCTGTTTTTGTTCGCCCTAAAGAGGTTTCAATGGAGGCAAATACCCTGGTGAAATGCCAGCTTATTTGCGACAAAACAGAAAGTGAGTTTCCAGTTCCCATAGGTGACTGGACTCCAGGCGCAATCGTTAAGATCTCCCCTAACGGTATTAGCCTGGATGATTACGATGTGTATTGGGGAGCTGGTGAGAAAATTTAAAAACCAATAAATAATCATGGGATTACTATTAGGAAGCGGTACTACTAAGCCGCAATACCCATACGACATGTGGTATGGTGTACAGGGTGATTTTACGAGCAAGGATTATGCCCTTACTCGTGTCGGAAATCTGGATTTGCATAGGACTTTGCCGATCCAGGCTAAGCTCAGACGTTTTGTAGAGAACACAGACGGATCAGTTAAGTATTATCTCCACCAGAACGATAGCCGCAAAAAGGATTCTGGTGCTGATGCTGTGATTGATAGCACTGATGGTAATGTGATGCTGGAGAAGCCAGAATATTACTTGCGTGTCGAGATCAGCGGAACGAAGTGGATCTATGCTATCTCTGAGTACGCTCTGCCTGGGTTCACTAAGGTATCAAGGAAAACCTGTTCTCCCTGGTATGCTACGATTGATCTAACCAACAGTATTGCCGTGTCTGGATGCTGGCTCACATGGGATGGTGATGAGATTGCCAGGGATGATAACGGTTACATTGTCCTGGCTGATAACGCTGCTCAGTTCCGTGGAGGATCTGGCTCTGGAGATTCCGCTAAGGATGGTACGTACAATTCAATGCTGGGTATGCCTCGTACCTCTGTATCAAAAGCAACTGTTAGACCTCTTTGTAAGAACGGTACCCATATCGGAGCTTACCGTGTGTACAATGAGATCGCCTGGTTACAGAGGATTGAGTACGCCTCTTTGCACTGCCAGAACACGTACAATGCCACTCTTACTGATGATGGTTATCACCAGGGAGGACTGGGCAACGGTACGGCTGTAGATGGCACACAATGGAACACGTGGGGAGGCTATAAGCCGTTTATACCTTGTGGCGTGACTGCAACGCTTGGCAACAATACAGGCAGAGTGGCATACACTATCAAAGGGTGGACTGGTGGAGATAAGGTTATCTACGTGGATTCATACAGAGGACTTGAAACGCCTAAAGAATACCTCTGGTTGTTGGCTGATGATGTGTTGGTCAGACACACCGAAACAACGTCAATAGCGTATGTATGTGAGGATCCTACTAAGTTCACCTCTCACAGTGATTCCGCTGAGACTGTTCCAGATGGATATGAGGCTATAACTGAGTTACCACGCACGGACGGTTGGATCCTTACTGAGGCTTTCTCCTCTAAGGGTTATACTTTCCCCGATGCTGTAGGAGCTGGAAGTACAACAGGTTTCTGTGATTACTTCTATACACCTGTAGATGATTCAACTCCAGCCTACGGCTGGTTTGGTGCCCTCCTGTCTGCTCATGCGTCTCATGGGGCGTCTGCGGGGTTCGGCTTTCTGCATACGTTTTTTCGCTCCTCGGGTGCGGCTGCGAACCTTGGGTTCCGCTTGTGCCGTAATTAACGGACTGCAAGACTTCGGAGCACGGGGCAAAATTTATAGTGATTTTTGACATTGAGAAAATAACACAAGGGTTGTGGGAGCCAGGGGTGCCCTCCTGTCTGCTAATGCGAATAATGGGGCGAATGCGGGGTTCGGCTATCTGAATACGAATAATCGCTCCTCGAATGCGAATGCGAACATTGGGTTCCGCTTTTACCGTGGTTTCAACTTTTAAAAAATACAAGACTGTTGGCAACCACAACCTTACCACACAGGGGCTATCGGTACGCTGGTAGCTGGTAAAATAATGCGAGTTAGGACGGTGTGAGTAGGAAATCGAAAGCTCTGTTTTAGACCAACGGCACAACGATGATCTATGAGTTTAGTACAAACAGAATATGGACTATGCTACAGTAGCAATACCAGGTTTCAATCATACTCTGATTTTGAGGACTGTGGTATATACATAGGAAATACTGGAACGATACTCATATCTCCTGGGAAGAAGATTAAGAACGTGTACAGCTTGCTGTATGACAGTGCTAATCTTATTCGTGCCCAGTACAAGGCTCAACAAGGCAAGGGAGATAGAGCGGAAATAAGGGCTTTCAATGATAATATCATAGAAAACCTGGATGCTCTATACTGGATGCTGAGGGATGAGACTTATACACCAGGTGAATATAGGGTTAAATATATCTATGAGCCGAAAGAGAGGATGATAATGATCGCTCCTTTCTATCCAGACAGGATAATGCACCATTGCATCATCAATGTTCTGGGGAGGTTCTGGCAAAGCATATTCATTGCGAACACGTATGCTTGCATAAAAGGCAGAGGCATACACAAGTGCATGGAGGACGTGCATACAGCCCTGGTGATAGACAGGAACGGCACAAGGTTTTGCATCAAAATAGATATACGAAAGTTCTACGACAATGTGGATCATGCCTCTCTGAAAAGGATATTACGTTATACTATAGCGGATGAAAGCCTTTTGAGACTGTTGGATAAGATTATAGATAGTAACGGTAAAGAAAAAGGTTTGCCTATCGGCAACTTTACAAGCCAGTACCTTGCAAACCTCTACCTGGCATATTTCGATCACTGGGTTAAGGAGGAGCTTTCAAAGATTGTACTGCAGAAGTTTGGCGTGAAGTTCTACTATTACCGATACATGGATGATATAGTAGTTCTTTGCTCGGATAAGGAGGCACTTCATTATATCCTGGATATGATGGGGCTTTACCTGGGAGCTGAGCTTAAAGTGGAGATTAAACCGAATTGGCAGATTTTCCCAGTCGATGATCGGAGCATTGATTACGTTGGATTCAAACAGAATCATTACGGAATACTACTGAGAAAGGGTATTCTCACAAGGTTCTATAAGAAGTTCCGCAAAACGCAAAAGATGTATGAGATCAAAGACACAACAGCGATTAAACACCTCTTTCCGTCTGAATATGGCTGGATAATCAGATGCTCAGAGGAACATAACAAATTTATATTTAAAAACTGTATCGAAAATGGAGGCAACTTTATTAAGTACAAACTTGCTGGCTAATACTAAGCCAGCCGTTATAGAAGATCTTAACAACGGACAAGGCACATTCCTCTATAACCATAACATTGAGGAAGTTTCCGTAATTAAGGATGAAATGGGTGGTATTCAAGTAACCACGAGTGATGATGCAAACGCTAATGGTACGATGTACAAGTATGACAGCGTGCGTGTCGGCTATCCTAAGACAGCGGACAACATTTTCAAAACGCTGCTTACTGCAAAGTACCCTGCCAATACGGAGAGCAAGCTGATTAACGAGTATAACGCTGCTGTGTTGGGTATCATGTCTGTAGATGCTAAAACTCCTTATGAGGAGTACCTTAATGATCGCCTGGCTATCCGTGCTATGGTTGATGCCGATTGTGAAACCTATAATATCCCCACCGACTTATGATTGAGGATTTTGTAGAGGATGAGGCTAATGCCTCCAATGATCTCTTTGACTGTGAATATACGTCTGTAGATGCCGTGATCAACCAGGTTACGGTGTTTACAGGCGTGGATAACAGGCAAACGGAGAATGGAGAGCGCACACTTGTAGCCTATGGAGAGGGTTATAGCCGATCTGCCTTTTTCACTGACAGCAAGAAACTGAAAGATGTATTCTGCTCTCCAGGCAGACGGTTCCCATTCCGTGCCGTTATAAAAGTGGTACGGTACGGAGCCATGTATGGCTTTCGTGTATTCGCTCCAAGCACGGAGATTACCCAGGAGGATAGAGAAAACTTTGAGTTTTACAAACGGACAAAGAACAGGAGGAGCCGATAATGACAGAAGATGTTACAACTATAGCAAGAGGGATAGGTGATGTTGGGATGATGGCTGTAACTGCTGCGTTCTTCCTGTTCCTCGCTGCTGGGCTTATGATCGCTTGCTTTCGCTGGTTCAAGTCTATCATTAACGATATGATCAGCAACAATTCTAAAATGATGTCCGATCTGCTGGATGAGACCAGGACACAAAATGAAATGCTCGCTGATATATCGGAGGGGCTAAAGCCAGAAACTCAGTTGCGGATCAAAAATACGTCCAACGCATTCTTTGACCTGGCAATAGAGAAAGTTTGTAGGATCATAAAGAAAGTACGTGAAGAAAACCACATTATAGACCGTGAAGCAACAAAACAGAAGATACACACGCTTCTTAGCAACTTGCACAATGACAGGAATAGTAGGTTTGATTACTATACCTACAGAGGCAAGAGGCTATCATCTTATACCAAAACGGAGTGGATTGATTGGGTTGCTGAGGTGGTTCTGAGTGAGGTTTATTCCGAATCTATTAGCAATGGCAGAGCTTACACCAATGTTTCTGCTGTATATGAGCGTATTAAATTGGATTTTTACCATAATTTGAACGAATGAAAATTCTTATTGATAATGGGCATGGGGAGAATACACCAGGTAAACGCTCCCCAGATGGCACTCTGAGAGAGTATGCCTATGCCAGGGAAATAGCCGATCTCATTGTAACGGAGCTTACCAAGCGTGGTTATGATGCTGAGCGGATTGTGACGGAGGAAATAGATGTTCCTTTGTCGGAGAGAGCCAGGAGGGTGAACGAACAATGTGCCAGGCTCGGAACAAAGAATGTTATCCTGGTGTCTATCCACTGCAATGCCGCTGGCAGTGGTGAGTGGATGAAAGCACGGGGCTGGTCTGCTTACACCTCTAAGGGGCAAACAAAGGCAGACAAACTGGCAGATTGCCTGTATGAGACAGCCAGGGTGTATTTCTCTGGGCAAAAGCTCAGAGAAGATCTCTCTGATGGTGATAAGGACTGGGAGGAGAATTTCTACATTCTCACTAAGACTAAGTGCCCTGCTGTATTGACTGAGAATTTCTTCCAGGATAATAAGGATGATGTAGCATACCTGTTATCCGCTACTGGGAAAAAGGCTATTGTAGATACACATGTGGAGGGTATAATCAATTACATTAAGAGCAATGAATAAATATCTTATTATAGCCTGTGTGATACTTGCTGCCATGTGTGCCGTGCTGTATGGAATCAATGACGGGCTTAGATCAGAGAAAAAACGCCTCACTGGTAATCAACAGGCATTAATGGATGAGGTGGAATTTTATCAGTCTGAGGCTGGTAAGTCCGCTGCCTCCGTTCAACGCCTGGAGCTATCTTACAAGGAGCTTTCTGATAATTATGATCTGGTATGCAAAACGGCTGATGATCTGCGTGTGAAGTTGAAGCGGATCCAGGCAACGAGTACAACAGAGACTAAGACAGAGATACAGATCCAGACAATAGTAAAGGATAGCATTGTGTTCCGTGATGGTGCCCTGGATTCCATTAAGGCTATACGCTGGAGTGATCCCTGGGTGACGGTACAAGGGGAGATTGATAACAGGAACTTATCTCTTAATGTGAGTTCTGCTGATACGCTGGTGCAGATCGTACACCGTGTTCCTAAGCGATTCTTATTCTTTCGCTGGGGGACAAAGGCGATACGCCAGGAGATCACAAGCAAAAACCCTCACACTCAAATTGTGTATTCTGAATATATCGAATTAAAGAAATAGCTTTCTGTGAAAACGCTGGAGCCGTGTCTGCTGTGAAGTACGCACGGTTCTTTTTTGTTCATATCAAAAAAACTACTATCTTTGCAGTGCCGATCTGAAAATCGGTGTTGCATTAATCCCTGTTTTCCTCCTCGGAGGTGGCAGGGATTTCCATTAAAAACGCCAAAGTTCTACAATAGTTCTACAAAAACGGATGCGCCAAATTGTAATATACTGACTATCAAACAATAATATAAGGTATGTATAATGTTTCCTAAATTTTAGATAGGGGTTCGATTCCCCTCGGAGCTACTTTTCAAGCCCGTCCCCATTAATTAAGAGGACGGGCTTTTTGCTGCCTGCTGAATTCAGCCCGCACCGCTACACAAAGTT